GAGACAGGCGCATGGCACCTCAACTGGAATGAGGCAGAAGAGACGCTCCACTACTCCGAGGAGGAAGTGGACGCTCTTCTGAAGCAGGAGTTCATCGACAAGGTGAATAAGGTGCCCACACCGCCATCCGAGGCGGCAAGCAAGGGCACAGCGTTCAACGAGATTGTGGACTGCCTGGTGAAGAAGTGCAAGCCCTCCAACCCTGCCATCGTCATTAAGACGATACGAAGTGCGGAAGATTTGCATAAAGCGAGAACGCTTAGATTCCTTGAACAGCTGAGAAATGGAAAACCGGAACCAAAGAAAGAAGATAATGACGCTACGTTTGCAAAGATTGGCGTGCCTTTCATCTTTGCTTCTATCGACGGCTTCGAATACTTCTTCGACAAGGATTTCTGCCTTGAAGCAGCAGAGTATTTCAAGAACTGCATCTGCCAGTACTACACGAAGGGGCTTCTTGAGACCTCCAAGGGTGTTGTGGAGTTGCACGGATATATCGACTACCTGCGTCAAGACAGGTTGTACGATGCCAAGACAACGAAGCAGTATGCCTTTGGCAACTATCAGAAGAAATGGCAGCGTTATACCTATCCGTTCACGCTGATAGAGTCGGGGATGATGAACGAGGTCAATTCGTTTGAGTTTACCATTTATCTGCTGAAGGGAGGTTCCAGCCGGACACCTCTCATCACGGGCACTCAGTACAAGGAGGTTTACACCTACGACCATGAGCAAGCCCGAAAGATGCTCACACAGCAATGCGAGAGAGTGATTGAGTTCCTGGAGCAGAACAGAAGTCTAATTACGAACATGAAGGTGTTCGGTCAAACGGAATAGATTATGGCATTTCAGATTACAGGAAAACTGGAGTTTGTGGGCGAGACTATCGCCCGCACTCCAAAGGATGGCGGTCAGCAGTTCTATCGTAGGGAGTTTGTGCTCGACTGCACAAGGTACAACCCAGATACGGGAGAGCCGTGGGAGAACCACCCGAGGTTTGAGTTAGCAGGCAAGAATTGCTCACTCGTAGAGCAGTTTCAAGTAGGTCAAAGGTTGACTGTAGACTTTACTTTGAAAGGCGCAAAGTATGTTGACCAGCAGACGGGCGAGACAAAGTATTTTACCACCATAAATGCTTTCCAGATTGCCCTTGCTGAGGCACAAAACCATTACCACCCTCAGACGGCGCCCACAGGTCAACAACCTGCACAAGCACAGCATCAGCCGTTCCCTCCAAAGGTTGACCAGAACGGAGAAGAAGAGAAAGATGATTTGCCTTTTTAAGATTGGGATATGGCGTTGTTTAATCTCCATAACGAATACGAGAGGCAGCAGTTTAAAGCCTATTGCAACAAGGTGTATGAGGAGTGCATCAAAGCACCCCTCGGCCTTGTTGAGGTGAAGAAGAAGCACAGACAACGTTCGTCATCGCAGAATGCCTACTTGCATGTTTGTCTCGGTTACTATGCCTCGGAGTTTGGATATTCCATTGATGAAGTAAAACAAGACATTTTTAAGCGCAAGTTAAACTTGGATGTTTTTGAAGTTGAACGAGTCAACAAACGAGGTCAAAAGGTCAAGAGGCTCAGAAGTTCAAGAGACCTTAGCACATCGGAAATGACGTTGGCAATAGAGAGGTTCAGAAATTGGTCAAGTGCGGTATCGGGACTTTATATCCCCTCCCCCAACGAGACCGAGGCGTTGTTTGCTGCCCAGCAGCAGATGGAATCTTATGCAGAATTTTTATGACCTAATTATGGAAGAAGGAAATGTTAATTTGAGTAAAGTCAAGTCTGATGTGGAGGAATATTTCAAGCAAGGGATTTTCGATGAAGAATTTGAAAAGTATAAAAGCAAGAAGATAAGAGACATGGAAAAGAAAATTGCAGAGCAAGAAGAGACCATACTTGACCTCAGAACATCGTTGTCTAAGATAGAAAATCGCTCTCTCATCGAGAGAATAATGAATAAGTAACACAACCATTAAAAGTAAAATTATGTATGCAGATTTAAAGGGCTACATGCCAGAGAATGTGGAGTATGTACTCCAAGACTATGTGAAAGAGTTATTCCCTACAGAGTTGGATTTTTCGACTGCTAAGGGCGCAAAGAAATTTAAGAATTCTGCCGAGATTATCAAGTTCATCGGCGACAACTTCGTTGCGACCTTCCCTGTAGGTGAGACAGTAATGAGAAAGTTGGATGACTTCGAGATTCGCAATATACGGGAGGAATATTGCGTGATGCAAGAGAATGAGGTGCCAAAACGCAAACTCAACCTTGAAGAGACTCTTGAAGAAATCAAGGCAATGAAGAAACGAGCCGAGCAAGCCTATGACTCTATCCTTGAAGAGGTGGCAAAGTATGCAGCGGAGGTCAAGGCCGGAACACGGGAGGTTCAACTTTCATCGAAAGAGACCTTCTGCATTGCCCTTGCTGGCTACTACGCAATCTACACCTACGACAAGAAGAAGAAGGTGTTTATGCTTGCAAAAGCATTTGAAGTTCATGACCACCAGGAGTTGTGGGCTAACGAGGAAAAGAACAGGGAGGCAATGCTTGAATTGTTCGGTCTGGAGTTCCCAGAAGCACCGAAGCCGGAGGAGAAGTCCGAGGAAAAGGACAACGACGGCAATGACCTCCCGTTCGGTGGTGATGATGATAATGAGGACGAACCTGACGAGGATTGATGCAGTACGTTCTCAGACCATATCAGAAGCAGGCGAGTGACGCGGCTGTGGAGGCCTTCACCAGCAAGAGGGAGAGCAATGGCTTGCTCATCCTTCCTACTGGTGCTGGCAAGAGTTTAGTGATTGCCGACATAGCGCACAGACTCGACGGCCCGTTGCTTATCCTGCAACCCTCTAAAGAGATTCTTGAGCAGAACTTTGCAAAACTCAAATCATACGGATGTTGCGATTGTTCGATATATTCTGCATCGGTAGGATATAAGGAGATAGACCGCATCACGTTCGCCACTATTGGAAGTGTTATGAATCACTTGGATGATTTCTCTCATTTCCGAAACGTGATGATAGACGAATGTCATGGTGTGAACAGCAAGGGAGGTCAGTATGAGAAATTTATTCACGCAGTTCCGAGAAAGGTGGTAGGTCTTACGGCCACACCATATCGACTCGGTAGAGGACTTGAAGGAATGTCTATATTGAAGTTCTTGACTCGCACACGTCCTCGCATCTTCGATAGGGTGTTGTACTTTTGCCAGATTGGAGATCTGCTTGCAAAGGGTTATCTCGCCGATTTGAGTTATTACGACCTCACATCTATCAATCTCGATTTGGTTAAAAGCAACTCTACAGGTGCGGATTACGATGCAGAAAGTTTGAAACTCGAATATGAACGAAGTGGATTCTATGACAAACTGACCTCCACTACACTCAGAGTATTGAAGCCAAAGAGCGGAATACCGAGAAACGGTGTTCTTGTATTCACTCGCTTCATAGAGGAGGCGGAAAATTTGGTACTTAAACTGAAGTCGGAAGGTGTAAAGTCCGCAATAGTAACGGGTGAGACGCCGAAGAAAGAGAGGGAGAACATACTCGAAGAGTTCAAGGCGGGGCGAATCAAGGTGGTGTCAAACGTAGGAACGCTCACTACAGGTTTCGACTATCCAGAGTTAGATACGGTTATCCTTGCTCGCCCAACGAAATCTTTGGCATTGTATTATCAGATGATAGGTCGTGCCATAAGACCTTGTGAGGGAAAGGAAGGATGGGTTATAGACCTTGGAGGTTCCTACAAGAGGTTTGGCAGAGTTTCTGATTTGCGCATTGAGTGCCCTGCCGGAACGACAAAGTGGATGGTTACGTCAAGAGGAAGACAACTCACTAATGTAAATTTTTGATTATGGCGAAAGTATATATCAGTGGTCCGATTAGCGGATATGACTACTTAGAAAGGAAGAAGTTATTCCTTGAAGTGCAACAAGCATTGGAGAAAAAAGGCCATGAGGTATTCAACCCGATGTTTAATGGATTACAAAAGGATGCAACGACCTACGAACACATGAGAGCCGATTTTCAGATGTTGTTACAATGCGACACAATTCTTTTGCTTCCGAAATGGAATCATAGCGCAGGATGCACTCAAGAATTCAATATGGCCGTAAGTATAGGCTGCGATGTTAAGTTCTTGATGTCTATAGAGCCGCTAATCATAATCGATACGAAATTCGGATGATGAAGGATTGGAAGATAAAGGTAGATTTAGATGAATGCAATACTCCGTTTGGTGGTTTTAAAGACTATCCAGAAATTGACATTCCGTTTGCACCGAAAGTTGGTGATAGATTATGGTTGTCCGAAGAACTTAAAGAAAGGATTGAGGGCATGATTAAAAAATGCTACAACGTAAATAAGTGTGAAAACTGCCCACTTGTTATGCTGTCGGGAGACGTCGATATTAGCGACTTCACATTCGTCAGTCATGTCCTGCACGATATAGAGCATAAACAAACCATAGTGTCATTGAAAGAAATATGAAAGCGAGCGAACGCAAGTGTTGCAAATGTGACGAGCAAGCGGTAGCCTTTTGGCCTGCTTGCGACCCAGATATTCAGAGTTCTCCTTATTGCCGAGAATGCTTGGATAAGGTGAAGCGAGAGTTTATAATGAGTATGAACGTTTTGAAAGATTAATGATATGTTTCCATGGTACATGAGGCGAAAGCCTAAAAAGAAGAAATCTGAGGAGCCGGACCTCTTTTCTAAGGCGAGGAAGTCAACAGGAAGGAAGCCAGTTGACCTCACCAAGAAACTCGACAAGGTGTTCAGCGCATACATACGTCTGCGTGATGTCATGCCCAACGGATGCTTCCGTTGTATAAGTTGTGGACAAATAAAGAGGTTTGAACAAGGTGATTGTGGTCACTACCACTCAAGAACTCACATGGCAACACGATGGGAGCCGGATAATTGCCACATGGAATGCCGTGCATGCAATAGAGTGTCGGCAGACCACCTCATAGGTTATCGAAGAAACCTTGTAGACAAGATTGGTCTTGACAGGGTTAACCGCCTGGAGGTGATGGCCCACTCCACGAAGCATTGGATGGACTTCGAATTGAAGGAGAAAATAGACTATTTCACGCAAGAGGTGAAGAGATTAAGTGCTGAGAAGGGAATCAATGTCAAAATATGAAAAAATGTTAGCAACATTGCGATTTCTTGCAAAAATGTGCTTTTATTTCAAGCATTTTTTGTATCTTTGCATAAGAATTATTATAATCTACTTAGTGACATTCGTAGATTGTATCACAAGGAAATTTTGGGAACTATGCAGTTTCGTTTCTAATGTCACCTGCAAGAGCAGAGAAGCGAACTGTTTAGTTCCTTTATTGTATCGATATGGCAACAGGATATATCAAATTGTTCCGTTCGTCGATGAACGACCCGCTATACTTTAAAGAGCCGTTCACTAAATGGCATGCTTGGTGTGACCTCTTGCAACTGGCATACTACGCACCATCGGAGTTTTTTGTCAGAGGAATTAGAGTCAAGGCAAAGAGAGGATGTGTCTATAAAGGAGTCCTTGAATTGGCGGAGAGGTGGAAATGGAGTCGTGGAAAGGTGGAAAGGTTTCTCTCATACCTTGTGTCGGACAGCAGAATAAGCATACAAAAAAGCAAGGTAATTAGTTGTATATCAATCACTAACTATGACAAGTATCAGCAAAACGAGTCAACAAACAGGTCAACAAACGAGTCAACAAACGAGTCAACAAACGAGCATCTTATAAGAATATATAAAGAAGATAAAGAAGATAATATAAAGGCCGTGTCGCAAAAAAGCGACGACGGCTTGGGGGAAGACTCAAAGATTATTCTTCAGAAACTTATAGAGCAGATGTCGGAGTTGAAGGAACGTTTAGATGAGCAAGATAGGTTATCTGCAAATAGGAAGAAGAAGAAACCTGTCAACCCTCTCATCACTAAAGGAAGGGAGTTGTTTGAGAGACGTTATTCTGATTTGTTTGAGGGAGGCGCATATTATTGGCAAGCAAAGGATGCCGTGGCAATGGATTCGCTCACAAAAAAGATAATCTATTCGAGGCAACAGAAAGGAATGAGTGTGGAAGAGGATGATGTTTTGAAAGGATTGTCGGCATTCCTCAACTCAATTTCAGACCCGTGGCTGTTGAAGAATTTTAGTGTAACGAGTATTAACGGAAAGTATAATGAAATAGTCGCACAAGCAAAAGCGACGAAGAAACAAAATGGAAGCAACAAAACAGATAAACGTAGAAGTTCTGAAGTCACTGCTACTGAGGCGAAAGATTACGAAGGAACGTTTTAGGTTGCCTATGACAAAGGCGCAAGCGGTGGATTTTCTTACAGGGGCGTATCAAGCAGAGGTGGAATATAGGAAGAGAGCCTATGTTCCAGACGAGCATACTATGTCGAACATAGAAAAGTTTGCATCGTTCCTTGTTGATGGAGGGAGTAAGTTCGGCGTGATGTTCAGCGGTATGTGTGGCAACGGAAAGACTACCCTACTCTATGCCTTCCAGAACTTGTTGAACTACTTGATTGAGAGGGGTGTAGTAGAAGGCGAGTGTAAAGGAATACAAATAGTTGATGCCAAAGAAGTAGCATGGTATGCTAAGGACACGGAGCGGTTTAAAAAATTGAAGCAGACGGAAATGATAGCAATAGAGGATATGGGCAGGGAGGCTGTTGAGGTGTTGGAATACGGCAACGTGCTAAATCCTGTCATAGACTTGCTTGAGTATAGATATAATGCTCAGTTGTTTACAATTATCACTACCAACCTTGTGCCGAGGGAGATAAGGGAAAGGTATGGCAACAGGGTTGCGGATAGATTCAACGAGATGCTTGAAAAGATAATATTCGGCAATGAAACGTATCGAAGATAAGAAACATTAAAGATAAGAGCAATGAAAGAAGTTATTTTGCACACAACTACTCCCAAGGCAAGGAAAGAACACGTTTGCCAACTATGTGGCAAGCCTATTCGTAAAGGGGATATGTACCTAAATATTGCCTACAAGTTAGGAAGGAAGGTGCTGAACCGAAAGACGCATTTCGGTTGTCGAGAAAACGATAAGAAGTCCGGAATGAGCAACGTATCACGAACTCCTATTACGGAAGCGCAGTTTAAACGGAAGATACATAGTGATACGTTGACGATGTTGGAAACGTTCACGTTCCAAGAGAATATGAATATATCGTTTGTCCCACTCATCATAACAGAGGTTGCATGGCGTTACGCTGAGGATGTCATCAAGTATGCAGCAGAAAACAGAATATCCGAAACGATAAAGTTGAGCAGATCGGTTCGTGAACTTCGTGAAAAGTACATAAGCGAATGCAAGAAAGATATAGACAACAATCATGTGGAAAGGTTAAAGAGGACTGCTGATGAGTATATAAGAAAGAATCAGAGAGACCTTGTTCTGCTTTACTATTCGATGAATGGCGAATTGAAGAAGACCTGGCCGACTTGCAGTCACTTGTCTATGAAGACTAATGCGTGTATTGCTTTGGTGTTCCTCCGTTTGCTTGAAATTCACAATAACAATATGAATGATTTGATAGCAAGCAAGTTGGACAGTTATGTTCCGTCAGTCACAAACCCGATAAACGAGACATTGAAAGAATATATGAAAAAGTTTGCATCTCCATGTGAGGTGGCGTTTGAAGGTCATATAGAGACCTCTATGAAGATTCTCCAAAAGAGATTTGGTTTGATTACGTTTAATTAAAAAATATAGTTATGGAAATTAATGAGTATCAGAAAATGGCGCTGGAAACAGCAATGTACCCGAAAGAGTACAAGACTATCTATCCTGCTCTCGGAATGAACGGAGAGGCCGGAGAGGTAGCGGACAAAGTTAAGAAAGTGTTGCGCGACTTCGTGGTAGTGCGAGACGGAAGCGGTTCCATTGTCTTGCCGGAGGACAAGCGTGAAGAACTTGCCAAAGAGGTAGGTGATGTACTTTGGTACGTTGCTACAATGGCATACGACCTCGGTTATTCTCTTGAAGAGATAGCGGTCATGAACTATCAGAAATTGAAATCAAGACAGAAACGCAACAAGTTGAGTGGTGAAGGAGATAATCGTTAAACCATCAAAGAATAGAGTTATGAAAGTAGTACTTGAAATCAGTGACAAAATTCTCAACCTCGTATCGGGCGTCGTCATGATGAATACTGACTCGGAGGAAGAGGAAAAGAAATTGACGGAGGTCATTGAAAGAATGAAATCCTCCGAGGAACCCATCTTTGTTGACATCGACAAGATAGACGATGAAGAAGTGAAGACTCAGATGCCTCTTGCAGTCGCTATGTTTGCAATCGGTCAAGAATTAGAGAAGAAGCCGGACAATGTTGGTTAACCAAAAGGATAGAGGCTTTTGCCTTGAATACATGGACTAGGAAGACCTTCGCTCTTTGCGCTCTCTCATCAGGTCTGGTGGTCTTGTTGAGGGACGTAAATGGTACGGAGTAATGAAAGAGATAGACGAAACGTTAAGAGACAGGTAATATGGAAGATTTGTTTTCTAAAGACCCTGCTATGAAATTAAGGGACAAGAAAGGTCGCTTTGCGACACCAGAGCGAGCCTATGCCGATAAGGCAATAGAGGAAAATAAGATGCTTCGCCATCGATGTGAGAAGTTCAAGAGGGCATGGATTGCTGCAGTGAATTCCTCCTCGACATGGCAAAGAAAGTATACCGAATTGCAAAAGAAGATAAGGGAGGTGGGGTTGCAGTTATGCCAATAAAGAAGGAGAATAAAGACCGCTATCCTAAGAACTGGAAAAGCGAGATTCGTCCGTCAATCCTCGCAAGGGCAAAGAATCGTTGCGAGTTTTGCGGACGCGAGAACCACACATGGTTTTTCAATGAAAAGACGAAGAAGATGGTGCGTGTTGTACTTACGATTGCCCACCTCGACCACGTTCCCGAACATTGTGACCCGTCTAACCTGCGTGCCCTCTGTCAGAGGTGCCACAACCGTTATGACGCTAAGCATAGAGCAGAAACAAGAAAACTCTCAAAACATGATAGTCATGAAAAAGAATTATAAATACAAGCGAGAGCATTTCAAAACACAGGAAGAGTACGAACGTTTCAAACGCAGAGCAAACGAATCGCAGAAAAGATGGTTGGCAAAAGTAGAGTCGGAAAACCCAGAAAGAAAAGAACGAAGGCTTTTGAGGTGTCGACTCTACTCAAGATACTATTGGAGATCTGACGGCAGAGATACTTTTTCAGATTGGTTGCATGAGAACTATGGTATAACCGACATCAAGTCTCTTTCGATTGAAGAATTGAGGCAAATGTGAGCAAAAGTTAAACCTTTGATAATCAGACGTTTGAAACGAAAATAATGCTCGAAAAATTTGGAAAATTGCCAAAAAATGACTACCTTTACAGTAGAAATATAAGAAACATCATTATTAACGTTTAAAGAAGAAGAGCAATGAAAACGAAAGTATTGAAGAAAGAAATCAAGGTAGAAACGACCCTTTACTATTCCGATTTAGGAAAAGAGCCGAAAGGTCGTGGCGTCTGGGCATTCAGCATCGGAAGCAAAGAAGGATACGAAGATGTAACCAAGGCGTTCTTCACAAATAGCATGACCTACAAAGAAGCGGTGAGGGTAGCCAAGGAAGAGGCCCAAAGAAGAGGTGCAACCGTTATTTATGTTTTACCATAATATAGGAGAGAAGAGCAATGGATAAGAAACAAGAAATCGAGATTTTGCAATCCCTTAAAGGTGACACGTATTTCGCAGACTTTTTCGGGAGTCATGACATCGACCAGATGTGCCATAACATCGCAAACGACTTCGGTATAGAATATTGTTGTCGGTTCTATCAGAAGGCATCCGTTTTCGAGCAGCATGTCAAGGAGGCCAAGGAGAAAGCACAGGAGGATAAGAAGAACTTCGTAAGGGGTCTGATTGTTGACTTTGACGGAGAGATACCAAATCAAATGTACGACCGCTTGATTAACGCTGTCGGGCAGTTGTTCATCATCAATTTCAAGAGAGAGAAAGATTATCCGCTGACTGATGCCGAAATCGATTGGCTAATAAAGGAAGCGAACAAGTAAAGGTAACGGGAGGGGTAACCGCCCTCCCACCATAAGAAACGTAAGAGCAATGAAGATTATCTGTGAAACAAGCCTCGAGAACTTTGAGGCATGGTCAGGTGGAAAGGACACCATGAATGATTTGAGCCATTCCGATTGTGAAAGGCTGGAAAAACACATCGAGGAGTTGTACCCCGATGGCATCACCGATACTCAGTTGAATGATTTCCTTTGGTTTGAGAGAGACACGATTGCAGACTTGCTCGGCTATCGGAACTATGAAGCCTTGACTCAGCAAGATGATGATGATTGGGCCGACCATGCCCGAAAGGTTATCGAGGAGGAGTTCCCCGATGCCGACGAGGATATGGTAGATGGCTACATCGACTATGAGTTTGCAGAGAACACGTCTGATGAGGACATCATCAAGGAGTTCAAGCAGTACGTTGAAGATAACACTGAAGAAGAGGAGGAAGAAGATGAGGATTGAGAAGAACAACCCCAATGCCGTTTGGCACAAGTGGCCGGACGAGGTGCCAGACCTTGCAGGTCGTCAGATACACTCCTACTTTGTGAAAGGGTACGGAGGGTTAGACGGGAAACTTCATAGTTGGGTATGCCAGTATGTGCAAGCCGATGGGCTGAAAGGCTGGTATCTCAACGGCAACGAGTTTACACAGATGTATGAGAAAGGTCGTACATTCGATTGGATAGATGTTGATGAGTTGTACCCCGTATCGGAAGAGGTCAAGGAAGATGTCAAGGAAGAGGTGCCTGAGTTCTTCGCTTTCTGCAAGGACTACATCTTGGAGAACATCGAGGAGTATGAGGGCAACGATGTGTATGCCTGCGATTTCGGTATCACCATGACCGAGGGCATGTGTTGCGATGGTACGTTCACCTACTCCACGGCAGAAGCGCATAGGTATCTCAATGAGTGGTTCTACGAAGCCGGAGAGTATTTGGAGTATGAGAAGATGAACTTCGGGGAACGTAGCAACCCATTCGACAACGTTGAGGCCTTCACGGTGAGAATGGTATCAGAGGGAGTGAGGACGATACTCTCTCGCTGCCAGTTCATAGACGACATGTGGAACAAGAAGTTTGAGCTGACTCCCGAAATCATAGCGACAATCAAGGAACAGGTAGAGGAGCAGACAGACGATGAGTTATTTTAGTATTCACCATAAAAGTAATTGAAGTATGGAATTTTTCAAGACGATTGCAGATTTCCTGCAGGACGGCCAACAGGTTACGATGGCCATCAGAAAGAGCGGTGGTAACATCGCAGTGAGTATCATGCCCGACAACAGAGGTGTCAAGGACAAGGCTGTGGAGCACATCACTCCGCTGGTCATGAGCGGCACTCCAGAAGACTTCGAGGAAGGCTTCAAGGATGCTCTGAAACCTCTCGCCGAGGCTCAGGGCTTAGTGTCTAACATCAAGGAGTTTGAGGAGAGCACCGAGAAAGCCAAGCGCGAGTCCGAAATGGCTAAGAAGTTGAAGGACGAAGCCGCAAAGCAGAAGAAGGAGTTCAACGACCTCATAGCCCTCGCTCGTAAGAACAACGAAGAGCACAAGTTCAAGGATGCTCGTGCTGTTCTCTCCAAGGCTTCAGCACTCCCTGCAGCAGAGAAGAACATCATTGACAAAGTAAGTAAGGAGATTGATGCAAAGTCGGGTGTTGGTAACATGTTCGGAGGTGAAGAGGATTTGAGCGACGGCAAGGATGTAGGTGATTCCACCAAAACTACCAAGGATGCTGTAGGCGAAGCCTTCAAGAAGGCTATGGAGTTAGACGACAATGATGATAACGAAAACGAAGAGGAGGAATAATATATGTTAGGAAAAGATTTAAAGAAGTTGGTGGAGAAAATTCCAGATGATGCTGCTGTTGTAGTAACAAGAGGAAATACTAATCCAGATTTCAAGATAGTAGGAGTAGAAGACTCTACAAACGTAGGTGTTTGGGAGATCCGCTATGATGATTTTATGACAGACAATTATTGGGAGGAATAGAATATGGCACTGAATGTAACAGGAATGAAGCGTGTGTTCAAGCATGGAACACGAGAGTTGGAAGACCCCGACAAGAACATGTCCCCTGAAGAGGTGATGCAGTTCTACTCGGCTACCTATCCAGAGTTGACGACGAGTAACGTACACGGCCCGAAGGTCGATGACCGTAACAGGGCTGTGTATGAGTTCAAGACTACAGTTGGTACTAAGGGATGAAGAAATGCAACAAGGAGCTACCAGAGTTTCACAAGGCTTTGTATTCGGTACTGGAGTCAGAACGAAGGCAAGAGTTCAGGGCAAGGGACGAGGAGCGGCAACCGCTGCTCCCTCCCTCAGCGCCCCTGCTTTTCTGACTACCACGATAGAACCGATAAGACCTTCGGAAAAGGATGCGACGGCCAGGCTGGGCATAAACATTGATAATAGTTATTCCAATGTACTTGCCTGCTGTAAGCGTTTTCTGAAATTTGTTGGAATAGAGTTTGATTACGAGCCTATCGTTGGCTTTACCAAATCTCAGGCGCTCGGAGAATTGATAGATTACTTTGAAAACAAGATCGAGCCTTTCGGACTTTCTCTCGTAGTCAGCATGAAGTTTCCGCAAGGTGATGAAACGGACGTTCTGCAATGTGTGGTCTATCGTTGGGGAAGTGAACTGGAGGACACAATCGTTATCCTCTACTGCGCTCCTGCAAGGTATTTGTCGCCAGCAGGCAGTCAGATGTACAAGCGGTTCATGAAGTTCGTCTCGGACTGCACTCAGATACCTCTCGGCATCCCAGAGCACTCGGAGAATTTCTACCTTGACTGCATGATGAACATGTACGACGAAGATGATTTCGACCATTACGAAGATGATGAGGAAGAGGTGAAGGAGAAAGACCCTGTCCTTGAAAAGTACAAGGTGGACGGAGAGTTTTGGAACCTGTTCGACGAAATCTACGGATTGTCGAGAGAGAAGCCGGAGGATCTGTATGAGGCATTGGAGGAGTATCTTCACGAATGCCCAGTCAATGAGACGGAACTTGTGGAAGCCATGATGGAAGGTATCGATATTGTCAAGGACATGAACTGCTACTGGTTCGAGTTCAACCCCGACGATGATGGTATCGAAGACGAATATGGCAACTATGGCTCGGACGGATATGCAAGCAGCGTGTTCGCCTCGGCCATCCTCTATTCAGAGCATGACGGCATATCAGAAGCCCTGCTCGACAGCGTGAATAATGAAGTGAATGCCGGTATCATGATGACTGGCTGGAATATCCATCAATGGTTGTCACCGAAGATGAAGAAGGCAGACATACTTGAGTTTATGCGATGCAAGGATTTGTGCGCGTCATTCGACAAGTGGCTGAGGACGTTCTATCGGGCAACCGAAAAATTTGACCTGTATGGGAAATCTGAGCAAGATACTGAATGAGAAACTGGAGGCTACCGATGCTTTGGTGTTCTACAAGAGCAGCCTCAATGAGGGTGCGTATGTGGAGCATCGTCCAATCAGAAACGGAGCGATGTGCGCAGGTAAGCCTCTTGAAGTCGATGTCATAGCGAACTTGCTGAAGACAGTCGATAAGTACGCGCACGGAACCACGTCGATGGTCTCTCTGCATGGAGAGATACCCGAGAACCTGCTGTATGCCAGCACGAGCATCGACTCCTACAAACTGGTGTGGTACAGGAAGCCGGAGAAGAGAATGTTCTACTTCTCAGAGAGCCTTGGCATTCCCAATGGCGAGGTATTGGTGCCTGGCCTTGTGTATGTGACGGACGGAAAGAGTCTGTCGATGTATGCCTTCAAGGGGAGGAAACCGAAGAGGTTGCTGTATCAAGCGCCCTTCTTCAATACGAGTACGAAAGTCTGCCTCGGCAGCGGAAAGTTGCCGAAACCGAAGGATCAGACCTACGCGAACTGGATGGCCTATTGGGAGGAGTTGTTTTGGAAGACTGAGTTTTCCCACCTCATGGGCGGCAATCCTGTGAAAGGCAACCTATCCATCATAATGAAGGAGTGCATCAGCGGTCACAAGCCGTTCCCTTTGAGTTCCCTGATAGTTATAAAGACAACATTACAATCATTATTCAAGAAATAGTATGGAGCAGAAAAAATTGAGTCAGCATGACAAGGAATTGCTGAAGAAGATCCGTCAGATTGACGAAGATTTGGGCTGGGCAAACTGGCCGGAGATAGCACACCTCGCAGACCAGCTCGAAGACGAGGAAACGAAGAAGCGGTGGCTGCGGACTTGCAGTCACTACAACCACATGGAAGAAGCAAATATAGGAGAGTTGTGATATGAAGTACAAGCATTTTGTTCATCCGTACATCTTAGACCCTGCGCATCCGCTGACGATAGCCTTGGTAGGTGCTGGCGGTACTGGCTCGCAGGTGTTGACCTCCCTCGGTAGGATGAATTACGCATTGAGGGAGTTAGGACATCCAGGCCTTCATGTGAAAGTGTATGACGCAGACATCGTGACACCTGCCAACTGTGGACGTCAACTGTTCTCCCCCATAGAGGTCGGTCGGAACAAGGCAGAGGTACTGACAACAAAACTGAATATGTTCTTCGGCACATCATGGGAGAGTATTCCCGAAATTTATGATGAGAGTACGGAGCAAGCGAACATCGTGATTTCCTGTGTCGATACGATAGCCTCTCGACTTGCAATCGATAAGAACCTCGAATGTCCGAACAAGAGAGGGATGAACGTTTACGATATGCAGGTGAATTATTACTGGCTGGACTTCGGCAATACGCAGTCCACGGGACAGGTGATACTCGGGACCAAGCGTGACATCAGTCAGAACAAGAAGAAGACCGATGTTGGCAAACTGCGGTGCGTAACAGATTTCTTTGACCTCGCAAATGTCAAAGACAAAGACAGCGGTCCGAGTTGTTCTCTTGCGGAGGCGCTAAGAAAGCAGGATTTATTCATCAACTCCACACTTGCCCAGATAGGAATGGCAATAATGTGGAAGATGTTTACAAAAGGTGTTCTCGATGTGCATGGCGCATTTTTGAATCTTGACACCATGAAGGTCAATCCTATAAAGGTAGATAAGTTATAGTTAATTGTAAAATTGGAAAGAACATGGGAAAGAAATTATCGGAAATGACACCCATTGAAAAGGTGTCTCGTGTGATGAAAGGTATGACAAATAAAGATGCGGAAGAAGTGGCTGTTCATATACTTGCTCAAATAGTTGCAAAGCACGTTTATGTGTTTGAGGACGGCGAGGTCTATTTGGAGTATTTAGCAAAGAGACTTATGGAAGCCACGGAAAAATACACGCAGGAGCATAGGTCAGAATTAGCAATGGGATATGCGTTCAACAAGAATGAGAAAGAAATAAGAGAAATGTTAAAAAACTCTTAAAAGATGCGATTTCGTGCTGAAATATGCTTTTATTTCAAGCATATTTTGTATCTTTGCATTATTAAACAATACCAATCAGATGAAGATATATACGAGTTACTTCGCAAATTCAAGAGCCTTTAGCAAGGAGGGTGTGATGCCTATAAGCATTGCAAGATACTCTCCTAAATGGTTTCAGGGCCCTCGATATTTGGCGGTAGCGCCCACGAGTTACATGTTGAGCAATGCTTGTGGGCATGAGGAGTATGTGCGCAAGTATAAGGACATGTTGTCAAAACTCAACCCACAGGAAATCATAAATGCTGTGAGTGCTATTAGCCAAGGAAGAGACGTTGCTCTTTGCTGCTATGAGAAGCCTGGAGAATTTTGTCATAGGCACCTTCTCTCGGAATGGTTACGAAATAACGGATATGATGTAAACGAGTGGGAGCCGAAAGAGAAGAAAGAGCAAGCAGTGGAGTTGTCATTGTTTGATTAACTTTTTTGTCATAAAGATTAGATTTTTGAATATTAGATTAGTTTTTCAACCTGTTGTCTGTGAAGATGGCAGGTTTTTGAGATAGCGGAATGGAGCAGTAGGCAGCTCGCTACGCTCATAACGTAGAGGTCGTGTGGTTCGAGTCCCACTTCCGCAACAAGATTAAAACAATCATTGAAATGAGAGTAGCAATATTAGGAACGGGAAATGTCGGCATGGCAATAGCGGCCGACTTATCTATTGGTGGTCATGAAGTGGATTTGATAAAAACCTCTGGAACGAAATCTGAATCTTTGGATAGGCTTATAAGGAACGGCAATAGGATGTATTTGAAAGAAGATGGAAAATACACCGAGACAACCATTCAAGATGTCTCGCATGACCTTAGTAAGGTGCGTGATGCCGATGTTGTCATAGTTACTATCCAAAGCACCTACCATAAGGAGTTGTATAGGAAGGTGTCAAAATACATCAAAGATGAGCAGACGGTGCTAATCGTTTGCAGTTACCTCTCTTCTTTCTATTTGTTGAAGCAATGCCAAGAAAGTTGCCATATATCATTCCCTGCCATAGCAGAAGCAACTGGCCCATACCTTGAAGGACGTGTAGAATTAAACGACAAGCCGGATGAGGTTGTATTTAGAGTTGGTTGCCGTCTTACGCGGAGTCCTTTGTCCGTCTTTAATAAAAGTTATGAGAAGGAATGTATGAAGAAATTGAAATCCCTGTACAAAGGTCTCAGTAACGACTACTCCCCTATCGAGTCTGCTTTGCTCAATCCGAACTTGGTGATACACACCGTTGGAGCCATCATGAGCATCCCTCGAATAGAGTATAGCGACGGAAACTTTTGCATGTATCGTGAGGCATATTGCCACAAGAATGATGCAACGCTAAGAGTGATGTTCCAGTTGGATGAAGAGAAGATGAATGTATTGAAAGCACTTGGAGGAAGACCCATTGACGTGTTGGAGGCTGGAGGTTTTCTCAAAGGCATGGAGAGTTTCTATGAATATTCGGAATCGAGCGACAGGGCTATCAGTCCAACCTCTATTCATTCGAGATACATCACGGAAGACGTGTCGCAGGGCCTTGTTCTGATGGAGAGCATAGCGAATCGAGTTGGAGTTAATGTGCCAATAGCAACCTCTCTTATAGACTTGGCAGGAACAGCGCTCGGTATTGATTTCCGAAAAGAAGGGCGTACTGTGCTTAGACTTGGAGCAGAAAGATATATAGACCATTTATATGCGACTACATGAAAATAGGAGAAGATTTGAAAACGAGAACCTTTGGTATCGAGATTGAAATGTGCAACCTCGACAGGCAGTTGGTTAGTCTGCCGGATGGATTCTCATGGAGCAAAGATGAAGAGATTGTAAATACCGATGGTTCGTGTAATAAGCGTTTCGGAGGGGAAGTAAACACCCCTCCCTTATGTGTTTATAGTGCAAAAGATAGAAAAAACCTTAAAGCGGTATATGACTCAATGAGAGATGCTGGAGGTTTGATAAAATGGACTACCTACACTCATGTTCATATATACGCAGGAGATCTGACGGTAGAGCAGATAAAAAAGGTATGGTTGTTTTTCTACTTGTGCTATCCGTATTTCAAGAGATACACGAAGTTGTCTGATTGGGATGAACTCATCTTTAATTGTCAGCCGCTTCCTACGGAAAAGTATTACAATGGTTTGCTCGAGGCCGAGACGTATGAGGATATTAACAAGTTGTTCACGAATCAGTCCAAGAAAGGGTTTATAAGGCATGCGGTAAATATCTCGGCATATTTCAAGACCAAGACGATTGAGTTTAGAACATATCATGGTACGAACGACTATAACGAAGCCATGAATTGCGTTCTGTCAACATACAGGATGTTTTATTATGCGGTAAACCATGAATTGGAGGACTTTAAATCCATATCTTCTTATGAGCAATTTTTGAGGATTATAGACCTCAAATACGGCACACCAGCGGAGTTAGTGCCGCTCCTTTATCAAGGAAACCCCTATAGTGCAATAGAGACGTTCCAGACCAAATCTCTGCCCTATAACTCGAAGCAAGCGTCTGCATTGTGGGAAGCGGTCAAGAGTCATGGCCATAAGAAACTTTGCATAGTGAATGGTTTTATGTATTATTACGAGTTGTTCTTCATGGACAAGGTGAAGTTGTCTATCTATGCGCAAGATCCGTATTGCCATTTGCTGTGGATGGTAGCAAACGGAAAGATTACTCTCAAATACAGGGACAAGTTATCGTGGTTGGAAGACTTTAATAATGACACCCCATCTCGGCAACTTGCTTTAGCATTGTATGCCGAAAAGTTGCAGAAGTTCTCCATGAGCGACTCAAAGAGGAATGAAGCAGTTATAGAATCGGTAAAGATGCGTGCCAAAGAGTCCATCGAGAAAACCGAGAAGGGCAGCGAACGATTGCTGAACCTGCTTACAACTTGCGAGTATCATGTTGGCACCTTGCAAGACGCGATACCGAAAGAGAAGGTTATATTCTTCAATTACGGCAAGGATAAGACTCAGAAGCGCACGTTCAAGTTGATTTCTGAGAACAGTGACTTGGAAATGGAGTTCGACGTTAAGCGCAACGATTACTATGAGATAATAGAGACGTTGCCAAAAGACTCGTACTTCTACTATTTCAGTAATAGTCCGTATTTGAGGAACATGCACAAGTTGGCAATGTGGAACTCTTCAAGGGGAGAGAGATGGTCGGCTGGACGTTTTTTGTATTGCAACAAGAAGTGTGAAAGCAACCAAGTCAACACATCATACAAGTCGAATCATATAGAGGTTAATGAGATTGTACCACCAGATGATTTGGTTATCGACAACCCGAATAGTCTGAAGATAGCGAGAGTGGACTCTGGTTACCTTTATGCCTTGCAAAAGAAGTATATCCGAAAAGTAGACACTGTGTCGCATTGTACTTATGCTTTTGTGGTAATGTATGAGAAGTACACGCTTGGTGGATTCGGTTTCACCCTACCTCAACACAAGGGATATGATTTGTTCCAACTGACAGACTTTTGTACGAACAATAACGTACCGAGACTTGCCAAACTGATATTGCTTTGTTTGCAGACAGCGGGCGTTCAAAAAGAACTAAGCAGACGTATGCACAAACTTTGTGAGAGAGTTATCTCATGTGCCTATACGCACAAACCTGTCAGCATGAAGTATCGTGGTGTCTATACAAAGGTGAAAGAGCATTGTACGTCATCGTATCTCGCTTATGAAGGAGAGTTAGGTAAATATGCCACGAATAAAGAAGTTATTGAAAAATATAGTAAAATGTTGAAGAATGGGAAATGAAGAAAGATGGAAGTACGACAAGGTTGACATCAACCTAATCGACGAAGCAGAAATGAATGCCAATGAAATGACAGGCGAGGACTTTGCAGCGCTGTGTGATAACATTGGCAAGTCTGGACTTAGTAGCGTACCATGTTGCTATAAGAAAGCCAACGGAAGGTATGTGATGATAAGTGGGCATCACAGACTCAGAGCATGCAAAAAACTCCACTACAGTATGATTGGAATTCTTTGGTGCGATGAAAGCGAGTTGAGCAAGGATGAGATAATTGCTATCCAACTCTCACACAACTCGCTGCATGGTCAAGACAATACGAGTATATTGAAAAAACTGTTCGAGCAAATCCAGTCGGTAGATTTCAAGAAATTCGCTCATATCAACATCGATGAGGTAAGTCCTGTCAGCACGGATGGTATTAGCATTTATGCGCTGAAGGAGAACTTTGTGTTTACGATTATCCTCTACCCCAATTCGTTTGAAAATCTCGATGAGTTGTATGGTGATATTCGTGAACAGGCAAAGAAAAGTGATACCCTCATCTTGGCTGACCAGACTAATGAAATGCTGCTTTTGAAATTGCAGCAAGAGATAGGTAACCAATTCAACATCAAGTCTCCGTCTATAACGTTTGCGAAATTGTTGGAATTGGCAAAGGAAAGACTTAAAGAGATAAAGGAGGATAAGTCATGATATGGACTATTGTAAGCAAGAAGGAAATGGAGGACTACAATATCCCTCCTGTTTTCCAGTATTACCGAGAGGTTGTAGGCAGGGAGAATATCAGACTGTCAGTAGTGGATGAGGACGACCCTCTCGACTTCGTTGGGGAGAAAGACATAGTTCTGCTTCGTACTGCGAGCAGGTTTCTCATTGAGACGATAGAGGCAAAGGGTGTGGCCACTACGGCAGAGCATTATTCGGTCTATCAACAGGCAAGTGATAAGGCAGAACTGTCAAGACTTTTGAGCGAGCACGGAATCAAGGTGCCGAGACAATATAGCATTGACCATCTTCAGCCTGGAGATACGTATTTTGTCAAGCCACGCTTCGGCAGCGAGAGTTTTGGCATAACGGAATACAACATCTGCCACAGCAAGGAAGACGTGAAGTTCCAGGTTATGAGATTGCAGGAGTTGGGTTACGAGAGTGTCATTGAGGACTTCATAGAAGGAAATGACGCGACAGTTGCCTGCTATTACGACCCACAAAACAATGGGGTATGTGCCCATGCTATTGCCGTTGACTGCGAGACGAAGGGTGCCATTCAGACGCACAAGGGCAAGTTCGACTACAATGAATATTGCTATGCTTTGAAAGGTTCGATAGGCAGGAAGGCTTGCGCCATGAGTAAATATGTTTTCGACCTCCTCGGTATCAGACACCATGCAAGGATAGACTTCCGCTTCACGGAGAATGGTGAGGTGTATCTCATTGACGTGAACCTGCTGCCCGGTCTTGGACCATCAGCGCACTTCTCAAAGTGCCTGCTTTTGACGGAGAATATCTCCTACGTTGACACCATCATGAACATTTTGAAATCAGCAACGAAATGAAGAATATACCGATTGAGAATATTATAGAGATATATGAGAAGAAGGGTTGTAACATCACGGCAACATGTACTGCTCTTGGAATCTCTCGCAAGACTTTCTATGAATGGAAAGAAAAAAAGAAAAAACTCGCCGAAGGCCTTGAAGCCGCTGAAGAAGCAATCATTGACTTCGCAGAGTCCAAGTTGGTAGAGCATATCAATAATGACGACGTACAAGCATTGATTTTCTTTCTAAGGACAAAAGGGAAGAAACGAGGATATGTAGAGAAAGTGGAGAGCGATGTCAATATCAATCAATTTGAGAAGTTGATGCAAGATACAGAAGATGATGATTGATGAGTGTCGAAAGTCGAAAAAACAAGATGCGGGCATGGCGCAAGGACTGGACATTGTTTGCCAAGCAGGTACTTCATGCTCGTCTTGATGATGAACAAAAGGCAATTTTGCGTGCCGTACAAAATGAACGTATGGTTGCCGTTGCTTCGGGTACCGCTCGAGGCAAGGACTATATTGCGGCTGTTGCGTGCTTGTGCTTTATGTACCTCACTCCACGATGGAAGAATGGAAAATTGATAGAGAATACAAAGATTGCCATGACAGCGCCGACAGACAGACAAGTTAGGAATATCATGGTTCCAGAGGTAAGACGTTTATACAAGGCAGCCGGTGTGCTTCCTGGCCGACTGGTTGGATATGATATACGAACAAATTATGAAGAGTGGTTCTTGACGGGTTTTAAGTCAAGTGCGGACAATACGGAGGCATGGTCTGGCTTCCATGCCGTTAATACGATGTTTGTTGTAACGGAGGCGTCGGGTATCTCGGAAACGATATATAATGCTATTGAAGGTAACTTGCAGGGCAACTCACGATTGTTGATTGTGTTTAACCCCAACATCACTACAGGTTATGCTGCGAAAGCAATGAAGTCGTCTCGTTTTAAGAGATTCAGACTAAACTCTCTATTTGCAGAGAATGTAGTAAGTAAGAAGAATGTAATTCCTGGTCAAGTTGACTATGAGTGGGTAAAGGACAAGGTAGAGAATTGGTGCGTTGGCATAAGAAAGGAAGAGGTGAATGATGGAGAGGGGGATTTTGAATGGGAAGGTCAATGGTATCGTCCGAACGACCTTTTCCGTGTTAAGGTGCTTGGAATGTTCCCGAAAGTGTCAGAAGATGTCCTCATACCATACGAATGGGTAGAGATTGCCAACGAAAGGTGGAAAGAACTACGGGAAGAAGGGTTTGAGTCCAAGAAGAAATGCCGTCTCGGTGTCGATGTTGCGGGCATGGGAAGAGACTCTTCGGTTCTTTGTCCAAGATATGGGAATTATGTAGAGAAGTTCGAGGTTCACAGTTCGGCAGGAGTAGCAGACCACATGCACGTTGCAGGCATGACTATCCCCTACCTAAAGAAAAGAGGAGCCAAGGCATTTATAGATACCATCGGAGAGGGTGCGGGTGTTTTCTCTCGACTAAGAGAATTGAATTACCAGAATGCTTATTCGTGCAAGTTCTCAGAGGGGACAAGAAATCTTCACGATGTGACGGAGGTCTATACGTTTGCAAATATGAGAGCATACTTGTATTGGGCTGTTAGAGATTGGTTAAACCCGAAAAATGGCTTCCAACCAGCATTGCCGCCTAATGATATGCTCATGCAAGAATGCACTGATATACATTGGAAATTTAGTAGCAGCGGTGATGTCATAATGGAATCGAAAGAAGATATAAAGAAACGTCTCGGTAGGTCGCCGGACTACTTCGACGCATTGGCAAACACATTCTATCCAAGAGATTATGAGATAATACAGGAAAGTGAATTGTTCAAAGATTTCCTTTAATATTTTTGTGGAATGAAATTTTTTGCTTAACTTTGCCGTGTTTCTTATATGAGGCTGCATTCTGCAGTCTTCATTGCTCTTGCCAGTCCAAGTCGTGAGATTAAGGACTGGCTTTTTTGTGGTTGTGAAAAAGGCTTCACAACCAAAAGCACGTAAAAGTTAAACTATTTGAAAATCAAGAAGTTACAGAAATATTTAGAAGAAAAACTTTTGGTAAATTGCCAAAAAATGAGTATCTTTACATGTAAATATAAGAAACATCATTATTAACGTTTAAAGTAGAAGAGCAATGAAAACAAAAGAGACAAAGCAAGTAATTATGGCAATGTTCCGTCACAACCCTCAGTTGGGAAATTATTGCACGATTAAAGTAGTAGACGTAGTAAAGGTGACCAAGGCATCAGTCTTTGTGGACTACTACGGAAGTCGAAAGAAGTTCGATTTTTCTGGAAACGAAAAGGAAGAGCAAGAGTGTGTTTATGGTTCGGCATACTACAAAATATATGCCTACGATGCAGCCAAAGAACTATTCGACGGAGAAAAGTTCGCAGGTTATAGAATCAGCAGAGGAAAAGAAGTCTTTGAAAGAATCTAAGCAAGAGTTATAAGAAACATAGTTATTCATCAAAAAAGTAAGAGCAATGAAAGCAGAAAAAAGATTTTTGGTCTATTACAACGAAGAACAACAGGTAATAGGTTTGCGTGAACACCATTTTGATTGGGAAGAAGGACAGACTATCACGACCAACGGAATGAACACAGTGATTTTCGGAATCTTTGAAGGTACGGATAAGAACTTGGACATCATGCACTACATGTTGCGCTATCTTCGCAGTTACCTCCCAAAGGAAAAGAAGAACAAGATTAGGTCGATAGAGGACTTTCCTATGGTAGATGGATGGGAAGAAGACACGGTATGGAACATCATTAAGGAGCATAAGAAAGAAATGATGGGTACTTGTAAGAGATACTGGAAAAGTTTCGACACCCAGTTGGACTTTGTAGATAGCGTATTTACGAAGATGGAATAATGATATTGCCCACAGCCGAAAGGGAAAAACGGAGACATTGGAACCCCTGTGGGCGCAAAGGACTATAGTTAACAGGGTATAGACTTCAATCCCAGCGGATGCCACCCCTACAGGAAAAAAGTGACATGAGATGAGGAGGTGAACGAGCGACCATACTGCAAGGGCGAGACGTGCCAAAAATCAAGAATGTTAGCACACTACAACGTGCCCGATAGGAAAATGGGATAAGAAACCGCCAGAGCGAAATAGGCAGAAAATACCTCGTGAGGCGCAACATGTGAACAACACTACTGAGGCGATAACAGGTCAACACCTCTCTTCGGAGATTGTTGTAAAATCAAAAAGTGACTATTATGACAACGGTGATTAGAAAACAGTACGACGATTTCAAGTCGAAACATCCAGATGCTCTTTTGTTGCTACGATGCGGAGACTTCTATGAGGCATACGATGATGATGCCGAGGATTGTGGAAAGATTTTAGGTGTCACGGTAAGAATGTATCACGAGACGGAAAGCAACGACATTAAAGTTGTAGGATTCCCTCATCATGCGCTTGACGCTTATCTACCGAAGCTGATTAGAGCAGGTAGAAGAGTTGCTATTTGCGACCAACTGGAGAAACCGCATCAGACGGAGAAGAGAAGTATAAGTGAGTTGGTCCGACCAAAAGATAGTAATCGAAGATAATTATTGCTCTTCAATAGATGAAGAACCCCTATGCTGGTCTGCGAAGATAGGCATAGGTTTTTCAGAAACCCCAAAATCAAGAAAGATATGAGACTACAAGTAGAAATTCACATCATGGCAGAGCAAGAGACTCTTGCGAATTACCACCTTAATTGGGATTCGGTAATGAGAGAGGAGTTTGAATATCAAGGAAACGGAGTTTGGTATTCGTCAGGTCGATACGAAGTCGGTTATGACGAAGATGCGGCAAAAGGTCTTCGGAATTTCGCAGACGAGCGTCTAAAGGAGTATGGCATTACGGAGTTCTATACGGAGATAAATGAAATAGATGATTAGTATATGAGCAAGGTGTGTGAGAATACAGGGAAACGAATACTCATATACAGCGACAGCGGAGTATTCAAGTTGAGTGCCGTCAGAAGGTCAATCATGGAGGAATGTAACGGCATTACTCGATACTATGGTTCCAAGTGGTATATAGAGACCTTTCAATGGAAGGAGGGTCATTATGTGCCGTTTAGATTTAGCGGAGTGAAATATTTTGTAGGAAAGAAAAAGGAGATAATCGACATGTTAAGCAAGTCGATTCAGTTCACACAGGCATACGCAGAGATGAGAGGTAAATAGACGCAGATTTAGCAAAAAAGTACAAAAAAATGCTTGAGGCACGCACATTTTTTAAAGATTTGTGCTTGACTTTCAAGCATTTTTTGTATATTTGCGGCGTTATAACATTTTGGGCGTATGCTATCTATCAAAGAAATCTTCAATGCCGGTTCCGTCGGCACTATTATTAATGAGTTAAAGAAAAAGTCAGTAGAGGTGCCAGATTGGGCATCCTTGCTAAAAGAGTACGAGCCAACGAATCATAAGATAGTTCATGATATGATAGGCCGTAAGGATAGGCAACGATCTGACGGAGTTGTTGAAAAAGCAAGCAGAATCTATGTTGGCATGGAGAAATTGCTTTCGCATCGTTACAACGAATACACATTCTCTCTACCTGTAAAGAGAGTGTATTCTAACCTTGACACGGATGTCCGTAAGGATATAGCGAATGCCATTGAATCTATATACAAGCATGCACGCATTGATTCGGTTAATTTAAAAAGAGGACTTGCTTACTATGCCGCATGTGAGATTTTTACTATATGGTACACTGTGGAGAGAGATAATACCTTGTATGGTTTTCCAAGCAAGTATAAGTTAAAGTGTAAGACGTACTCGCCAATGGAGGGATATAAGTTGTACCCTCTCATTGATGAAATGGATGATATGCTTGCAATGTCCTTTGAATATGAGAAGAAAGTAGGTTCTACCTCAGTAACATACTTTGAGACTTTCACGGCAGACAGGCATTATATATGGAAGCGAGACAGTTTGGCATCTGATGGCTGGTCGGAGATAAGTGTGTCATCTTCGGAAGACGGAGAAGAGGTCAGCGGGGAGAAGATAAACATCATGAAGATACCAGGAGTATACTTGTGGAGGCCTGCTCCCGTTTATCATGGGTTATCTTATCTGCGAGAAGAGATGGAGTACACTTTGTCTCGTAATAGTGATGTGATAGCCTACAACTCGGCACCAGTGTTAAAGATTTCGGGAGATATAATTGGAGAAGAAGCGAAAGGTGATGCCCGTAGGGCATTCAGAATGGCAAACGGAGGTGACGTGTCTTACGTTTCTTGGCAACAGTCGGTAGAGGCTCTAAAGTACCATATAGACATGCTGATAAAGTTGTTCTTTATGCAAGCGCAAATGCCGGATGTATCGTTTGACAACTTAAAAGGTTTGGGAAGTATTGGATATGATGCAAGACAAACTTTGTTTACAGACGCCCACTTAAAGATAGGAGATGAGGCAGGTGCTTGGATAGAGTTCTTGGAAAGAGAGTGTAATGTAATTAAAGCCTTTTTGAAGAAGATGAATGTAAAGTGGGCATCGGAGATAGATAATATCGATGTTGAGCATATCATTACTCCATTCGTTCAAAATGATGAGAAGTACGAGATAGAGAAATGGATGAAGGCAAATGGTGACAAACCTCTCATAGGTCACTTGGAGTCTATCAGAAAAGCGGGTGTATCTGAAGACCCAGATGCAACCTACGAGGAATATCAAAATGAGCAAAATGCTTCGTTGGAGAGTCGTGTGCAAGACATCTTTGGCGGTGCGTCGGCAGAATAACATAACTCCCATACATCATGAAAAAGAGATTAGCAAAATGGTTGTTGTTGGTCGCGAAGAGACTCGACCCAGATACCTGTATTGAAAATGCGCAGGTGGTAGAGGATTATGAAGCCAAGAAAATAGGATTGACCTATGAGGTCACGAAGAAAGACATAAAGGAATATCGTTTCAAGGATGGAGCGAGGATGTCTTTGCGTGAGGGTAAGAGTGGTCTTATAAGAGAGGTTAAACGCAACATTCGCAAGCATGTTATAGGGTGTATAGATGCGAATCATCTTATAGAGTATGATGTAAAGGAAAGTCACGGGAATTATCGCATAAGTGGTGAGTTAAAGATTTATGTAAGGAGGCCAGACAACGAACGTGAAGAAGAAAAGTAAATTGCCAATTTCAGAACACTATTGCAAAGAGTGTTGCAACGTCACGTTAGTTACCAGGTTTCATACTCTTAGTATTAAAGGGGAACCTACGATGGGCGAGTGTCCTTACTGGACGCAATCCAAGTGCGTGCTGCTGAGTCAGAGAGCATGTGTAGAACATTTCAAGATGAAATCATGAAAAAGATATATGAATTTGACAATGAAATATATCCACGAAAGTTATGGGTTGTCTATGATAGTGAGGAAACCGTAATGTCATCGTTTGTTGGAACAGAAGACGAGGAAATTACGGAGGATGCTTTCAGTGGAGCATTTGCTATTACCTTACCAGTCGTAAAAAAAGGGGATTTAGAATGGAAAGGTGTAGTCATTCATTATACTAAAGAATTGCTCGCAGAAGGCGGTTCTCAGATAGTTTCTTCCATAACTCACGAAAGCATACATGCAGCTAATATGATATTCAGCGAAATAGGTGTAAACTACACTAAGCATGACGATGAACATTTTGCCTATCTTGCCGGATGGATTGCAAAAATGAGTTGGAAAGTTTTACAGAATTATCTCCCTAAATAATGGCAAAACCAAAGGGTATCAATCAGAAGGCCAGATGGCGGGCGCATGCTATCCGTCTTGCAAGATATGCGGATAGGGTGCAGTCGGTTTATGATACCTTGAACAAGGAGATTGCGAAGTCTGTTGTCCGGACATCATACGATGGTTCGGTGCCGTTCCGCTTCGCAGACTATCCACTTGCCAAAAAGAAGTTCGAGGAGGTGCAGTCCGCTTTTGTTCGCGACCTCCGAGCGGTCATATATGGTGGAACAAATGCAGAGTGGAACGAGAGTAATCTTGTTCAGGATTTGCTTGCTGACAAGGTTCTGAAATTCTATGGCAGCAAGGCAGGAGGTAAAAAGCACAGGGTTTACTATCAGGCTAATTCAGATGTGCTGAAGGCTTTCCAGGAGCGGAAGGACAAAGGCTTGAATTTGTCGCAAAAGTTATGGAATCAGACCAAGGAGTATAAGACGGAAATGGAATATGCTATATCTTCTGCAATAGAGAAAGGGACAAGCGCAGTCACTCTCTCAAAGCGGTTGAGCAAATACCTTGTCGATTTCCCTTCCCTAAAGCATGATTATAAGGAGAAGTTCGGAAATGCTTTCACTTGTCAGGATTGTGAATATCGGTCTATCCGCCTCGCTCGGTCGGAGATAAATATGGCCTACCGCAAGGCAGAGCAGGAACGTTGGAAACAGTTCGACTTTGTGCTTGGCTATGAGGTTAAGACCACCCAGAACGGCCACCATGTGCCTGACATATGTGACGACCTTGCAGGAAAGTACCCGAAGGACTTCATCTTTCTCGGCTGGCACCCGAACTGCATGTGCTATGTAATACCTATCCTAAAGACTGAGGAAGAATTCTGGGAAGAAGAAGATGTTGAAACAGTCAAAGATGTTCCTCAAGGAATGAAAGAATGGATTGCCAATAATACAGACAGGATAGCCGATGCCAATGAACGCTCTTCATTGCCTTATTGGTACAAGGATAATTTCGTGAGAAACAAAAGCACGGTTATGACATTAGATTCTGGAGCCAATGAAAATATCGGCAGTTTTCTCAAGAATAATTCCAAAGAGGTTATATCCTTGTCTAAGGAACAGCTCGCCAATCTACAATCAGTGGAGGATACCCTGAAGATTAAGCGTGACGCATTACAAACTATACAAGATGCTCTCGAAGGAGCAAATGCAGACCGTACAGATGGAGCATCGGAATACAGGTATAATTGTCAGTGTAGCGTGGTTGCATATCTCATGAGACGTATGGGATTTGACGTTAAAGCAGTTGGACTTGACATTACTCTCAAAGACAGTATTCCGTATAAGATTGCATTTCGTGAGAACCAGTCAATTATGTATCTGAATCCAAAAAATGGAGAAAAGGCTGCCATTAAAAATACTTGCAAAAATATCGGTGAGAAGAACCCCGTGGGAGAAGCATTAAGTCAGTTGGATGAAGCAACGAAAGAGAGGGGCATATACCAACTGGCATACGTCCGAATGAATAGGGGAGGTCACAGATTGGTTGCCGAAAGACTTTCTGACGGAACACTGCAGATAGTTTGTCCACAAACGAAGAGAGTCTTTAAGGATTGGCTTGATTTAATAGCGAAAGACAACGTTTGGTATATTAAAGGAATAGATGTTGTTCGTATTGACGACAAATTAATCAATACGAAATACATCGCAGATGTTGTTACTCGATAATCTTACATTCCTTTGAGGACTGAACTAAGACACTAAACGGCCCACCGAAATCTCCGTCAAAAATCTGAGGAATGTGTAGGTCGAACACAATCCCTTCGTCCGTTTCCTCGGATAAGGAAATCTTTTTGTAATGCCAGTTGTTCTCCTTCAGAAATTTCTTGGCGATCTGTAATGCTTCTTCTTTTGTCATAGACGCTATCTTTTGTCCTTGCAAAGATACAAAAGATTTTGGAATATTGGAAAGGAATCGTAGTCATATTTTTACGACGGAGTTTCTGCAAAAGTTAAATATATAAAAATCAAGTTGTTAGAAGAAATAATAACTTGAAAAACGCTTGGTAATTTGCCAAAAAATGACTACCTTTACAATGTAATATAAGAAACATTATTTTTAACGTTTAAACAAGGAGAGCAATGGAGACGATAGACAAGAAACGGTTTTCTACCCTTTTAAGAAAGGTTGAAAAAGAGACAAGTTACAACTGCCACGCAGAGGCATTGAAGATGGTAGCGGATTTCTTTGACTACCCGGAGTACAGCAAATTTTTCGAAGAGTATGTCAACAGAGACGGCATTACGACGGATGAGTTCAAGGAAAGGCATGAGGCATCTGAAAGGATGCTCATCATCATCGCAATAAAATACGGCAGCGATGTTGCCAATGACATATGGAGACTATTATAAGTAAAACTTTTTAAAAATTTAGAGCAATGAAGAAAGAAGAATTGAAAGCAGCCATCAAGGCTAACTTTGAGAACAACGAGTTTGCAACCGCAATGGAACTGAACAAAGATTTGTTCCAGGAGTACGAGAACGTAGCAGGTAAGCGCAGCCTTTCCTCACTGGTCGGCCACTACCGCAAGAAGGCTGGCGCCACGGAAGCCATCGAGCAAGAAGAGAACCTTGCTCCTGTCGAGGAGGTGACCATCACCAATGATGAGGTAGGTAAGGTCGAGGACATTCTTGAGGAACCCAAGGAGGTCGATGAACCGGAATACCAATTTGACTGTAACGAAGAGTTGGATGCCGTTATCGATGTCGAGGAAATCAAGGAACTGCTGAAGAAGGGCAACAAGGCGCTCAACCGCTATTGCATTGTCAAGGAGTATTTCAAGCAGGAGAGTGACACTGAACGTAAAATAAGCACGAAGATGTTAGTTAACGTTGACGGCTTCGGATGGAAGACTTTCGCTGAGGTATGCAAGGCACTCGGAGGTAAGAAGGGAAAGACCATAAGAACGGCGGGTAGTTTTTGGAAATCTGCATGCGGCATTCCTGTAGGTGAGGAGATAACCAAGTGGACAGTATTCAAAGTAGGGGATGCACTCTGTCAGTTCGCTTTCCGACAGAATGACTCGGCCATCAAGTATGTATCAACGGCAATTTAAGAAAGGAGGACATTATGGCAAGAATATTGACTGATGCTGTAAGCAGGTCACTCGAGATTACCGAAAAGGAGGCGGATAGGTTCATCGAAGAGCAAGCAAGTATTGGAAGAGAGATGCTCACAGATGAGGAATGCCGAATCGAAGACATAGAAGACCTGATGTATGAAATGGGAGTAGAACCAGATTACCTTGAAGAGTTCTTGATGAGAATGATTTAATAATCTCACACCCTGTAAGAATAAGGTGTCTAAGCGAGTTCTTAGACACCTATTTTAGTGTTTTAGAGATAAGTTCTTCAATCTTTTTCAGCCGTTCGCTGTATTTGTCCATTTTCTTGAATACAATTATTGCTCTCTTGCAGACTCGCAACTCGTTTTTGAAATCTTTGTTTTTCCTGTATAAGATGAGTAACCTATCAAACGAGTGCATAGCCGGATAACAACCAGGTTTGATATTTTCCTCGTAGATGCTTATTGCGGCATCAACATCTCCCCTATTTTCGAGAGCGATGCCTTGGTTGTTTCGTGAAACGCATTCGTCAAGAAGTTTCTTTTTTGAGAGTTCCTTTTGCAATTTATTCTCCATGCCGACCAATGTCTTTGTGGGCACGTTGATGTAACCAAGACTGTCTGGGATTTCCCAAAAAAGTTTCACGGGGAGAATGGCGAATTGTGTGTAACGTTCCTCGAGTTCCTTCTTCAAGACTCGCATGCTTCCCGATGACGCTGTTTTTGCTATTTGCACCCATGAAGGTGTTTTGTAGTATTCCATAGTTGTTTCGTTTGCTTATGCGAAGGTAGTGAAATATCTCAAAAATCCCAAAGGTAGATATGAATTTAGTAAGAATTTAATAAAATGTGCTTTGTTTTCAAGCAGAAAAACCAAAAGTTTTGTATTTTTGTAGCAAGAAAGCGTATGTAGATGCGCAAAGAAAGCCTTCAGTTGTTGGTAATCTACGATGCGCAGTTACAGCGTATCAGTAGTATTAACCAAAATTACATTCGATGAACAAAAGACAACGAAAGGTTTTCGCCTTATTGAAAACGAAGACTAAGGCGCTCGGTTTCAATCGTAAGGAGTTAGAGGGTCTTGCGCTGAAGATTGACAAGAACCTTGAACTCGAAGAAGATGCCTCGGACGAGGATGTTGACGCAGCCATAGAAACGGCAGTTGAAGCGGCACTCCCGTTCTTAGAAGTGAGCCAGTCCGTGGCTCAGCGCTCTATCCAAACATCACTTCAACGTATGCGTGCCCAGCAGGGTAACGAAGATGACGATGAAAATGATGATGATTCTGACGACGATGGTCAGAACGATGACGTGGAAGAAAACCGCCAGCGGGGAAAGAGCAAGAATCGGAAATCCAACAGCAGTTCAGAGGATAGCGAACTCATGAGACTCCTAAAAGAGCAGAGTGAGGCTATCAAGTCATTGAAAGGTCAGATTGACACCATGCAGGGCGACCGTGTGCATGAATCGAGGCGCACCAAACTTAAAAAACTCGTAGAAGACACAGGTACGTTCGGCAAGTCGGTATTAAAGCAATTCGACCACATGACGTTTAAAGATGATGAATCTTTTGATGATTATCTTGATGAAGTGCAGAAGGATTTAGATGACCTTAACCAAGAGCGGGCGAATGAGGGTTTGAAGAAACTCGGTGACATTCCAGCGGGCAAGGGTCATAAAAGCAACGAAAAAAACAAATATGACGAACTGTCAGACGATGAGGTGATCGCTCTCGCTGGCGGAAAGAAAGAAACAAAGTAAAACAAAAACCAATTATGGGAGCACAAGCAGATTTGAACTCAGAAGGAATACGCATTTTGTCAGCAAATGACTCAATCGTAATTCGTAAGTATGGTGCCGGCATTGTTGGTGGCCGTACTCTTGACATGACGGATTTCCCCTCAGACCTTAAATGTATTCGTGCAGGTCATGTGGTTATCCGCAGCACTACGGATGAAACTCTCTACAAGCCAATGCCTGTTGCCTCTGGCGGTGAAGCATACGCATCATTGCCAAGTGGTTACGAGTATGTGGGTGTAGTAGTTGCTACCAAGCCTGTTGATTATCCTCTTGTAGGTATCATGTACGCAGGCGAGGTAAACGACATCGCAAGTCCGTACCCAGTAACATCAATTAAGGCTGCTCTGAAGACTGCACTTCCGAGCCTCGTGTTTATGCACGACTAAGTTGCAGAACCAATAAACCAGAAGAATAGGATATGCAAGAATCATTATTCATTCAGTTTATCATGGCGCTTTTCCCAAAATTGTCGCTCTATGTGACAACAAAGGTGAATAACGGCAAGGCCATGACATACCTCCACAAAGAGATGTTGGAACCTGTGTACAGCGCAGACCAGAAGTGGGAGGGAACATCTGCCAATACGGTTTATGTTGCTGCTGATATGGTTGCAATGGATTCTCCGCTTCCAGTTAAGAAGCGCGATTCTATAGCAACATCAAACGGCAAATTGCCAAAGATTGGTATGGAAAAGAAAAAGGGTGAGACAGACATCAACACCCTCAACATCATGAATGCTCAGTACCAAGCGCTTGTGGCAGGCGGAAACAATGCTGCAGCCGCTTCTCAGCGTCAGCGCATTATCCAGCGCTTTGCAGATGATGCCGTTTATTGCTCAGTAGGTATTGATGAAAAGAACGAGGCTAATTTCCTCTCCGCTCTTTCTGACGGCGTTATGGCAGTACCAGATGATGAGAATACAGGTACAGCACTTCGCGTGTCGTTCGGTTATGACAAGTTCCCAGGCAACCATTTCGGTGTAGAGGTTCTTGGTCATATTAGCCGTGATGATATTGAGCGAGTTATCAACAAGGCGAACTCTGACGGTGTGACAATCACCACCATTGCTATTGCTCTCTCAACATATCGTGAGATGAAGAAAGAGCGTTGGGCTCGTGAGTTGGTTGCCGATTCAAAGGACATGTCTTACACAGACTCGACAAATTTGCCTATACCTAATGCAACGGCATTTGATGAGGCATTTGCTACAGAGTTCGGAGGCATTGAATTCTTGAAGATTGACCGCACAGTTTACTTCGAGAAGAATGGTCATCGTACACCGAAGAAGCCGTTTAATGCAGATAAGTTGGTATTCCTCTCTTCTATGCAGGTAGGTTCGCTTGTATGGGGAACACTTGCTGAGGTAACAAATCCTGTAAACGGCGTAAACTACCAGACTATCGACCAATACAAGTTGATTTCTGAGTATTCGACAACGAAACCTCTTATTGAGCATACAACTGGCGAGGCATTAGTAATTCCTGTTATTGAGAATGTAGACATGATTTACACTCTCGACAAGAGTAATGCTTACGAGGTTGACCCAGAAGCAGAGGAAGATGACACCGAAGATGTTTACATCACCATTAACGGCAATAAGTATAGCAAGAGTGATGTAGCCGCACAGTTGACAACTATGGGTTACAAGACCTCTGCCACAGCAAAGGACGAGACCATCATGAAGAAGGTCAACGCTCTGAGCGACGAGGAAGAGGAGGTGTTCTTTGCTGCACTTACGCCTGTTAGTTAAAAATCAGAGTTATGAAGACAATCAGAGAAGCATTGATAGACGAAATCATTTATCCCATACCAGAAGGCAAGGTTGAAAACAAACTTGTTGCCAGAGGCATCAATGGGGACGAAACGTACACATTAGACGTTGCAAAGTCTACTGAGTACAGAGGTGCTTATGCTGATTGTCTTGTGACTTTGATACAGGCGGTGAACTTTTCGGAGTCGGACAAGTCAGTAGGTTCTCTATCGGATGAGGTCAGAAAAAGACTCTTAGCAATCGCAAACTCCATATATAAAGCCATCGGTGAGGAAGAAGTCATCGACGAAGCCAAGCCGATGGTTTACATCAACTGTTGAAATATGCCGATACTAACGATGAAACCACATATCCTTGAATATCTCATTCATACGGATGAGTACGAGGATGAGAATGGTGATTTCCATGAAGGCACCGAGAAGTGGTTAAGGTTAGGCAAATGTGATGTCGTTCCAGCAGGACAAGCAAACAAGATTACGCTCCCAGATGGCGTAGAGTTACAATACTCCTACACCATATATCTACCGAAGAGAACAAGGGAGTTCCATACAGGAGAAAAAGTAAGGATTTGCTTTTGGGGGAAAGGCGCACCACAGGAGAAGAGGGAGTTTGTCGTGAAAGGGTTTCACTCCTACCAACACCAATGTAAAATGTGGGTATGAGCGACATAAGATTGGTAACATCAACGAAAGCCATAGATGAACTGTTCCGTCAGGCTGCGAAGATAATCTTCGACAAGGTTCAGTATAATCTTAACTATCTCGGTTCGCTTTGCATTAGGCGAATAAGAGACAGAAGCGGTGCTGAAAGTTGGTACGACCAAACGGGAAACCTAAGAAGTTCGATAGGATATGCAATATACTCCTACGGCAAAAAGCAAGTAGAGTCGGCATTTGAGCCAGTCCTTGGTGCAGGGGAAGGCCCCCAAAAAGGGAAAAAGATGGTTGATGAACTTGCTTCGCAATACTCAGACACCTATGCACTTGTGGTGTTAGCCGCTATGGAGTATGCAGAATATGTAGAGGCAATAGAGTCGAAAGACGTTCTCGCATCAACCGAGATTTTTGCCAAAGCGGAGGTAAACAAGTATCTGCAGAAGGCAATCAAGGAAGCGGAAAACGAGATTCAGAAACTTGAAGTATCGTTATGAAGTCAGACATTCTCATCAAGGATGATGTGTATGCAATCATCAAGAAGAGTCCTCTCGCATCTGCCGTAACAGGCAAGATATGCAAGCAGGGTGTAAGGCCGAAAGGTTCGGACAAGGAAGATATTGTCATTTCGGTTATTGCCAATATGAATGGTCAACTGCAAGATGCGGTAGTGAACGTAAACATATATGTGCAAGATGATGAGAAAAGTGATGGTCAGAACATGGAAGCAACCATTCGCCTCAGACAATTATGTGAAATTGCATCTGACGTGTTAGAAGTCGGCAGCGGAGATGACTTCCGATTCACTCTCGAAAGCCAACGTGTCATGGAAGTTGAAGGCACGAAGGAACATATAATTAACAATAGACTGAATTATAGACAAATAAACGAGAATTAATATGAGTAATCTTTCTTGGGGTAAACCCCGAATTTTCGTAAAAGACCTCGATACTACAGGTGCTAAATGGAAAGAGTTGAACACTCCAGTAGAGGACAGCACAGAACTCCAAGTCACCAAGGGCGACAAGATGGAGGCTCCTATTGAGGGCGGTGAGAACGAAGAGGTAAAGTACAAGGATGGCGAGTATGCTGTTGTGTATAATATCCGTAAGTATAAGAATCGTGCGGTGCCTATTCCAAACAAGAATGGCGTAGCATCTAAGCACTATGGTTTCATTCTTCAACCAGAAGACTCGGAAAATGTCGGTTTCTACATTGAGAAGACGACTGTCACCGTTGATGATACCTTCACGGCGGCTGACGGTGCCATCTGGGCAATCCAGCACGATGCTATAGCAGCGACGTCTGGAAATACTGTGAAGTGGGGAACTGTGGAGATTTCAGAAAGCGGAAGCACAACATCTATAACCTTTACTGAGACTCAACTCGCAGAAGACCAGTCCACAGCGACAACAGTCACAGGAGAAGTGGTTGTCCTCGCTTCTTAGTCAAAACCCTCCTTTCATAAACGACGAGTGGAAAGACACCCCTTGGCAGTTCGGTAGGAGAGAATTGCCACATGCGGAGATAGCTCAGGAGTAGAGCGCTGCCAGTTCCATGACAGAGGCCAATGGTGCGAATCCATTTCTCCGCTCAAAAGAAGAAAGAAGATGGCAGAGAACTACTTGGATATGAATATTGATGATGCCCTCATCGAGAAACCGCACTGCTTTGAACTAAATGCAGACGGCAAGGATGGGCGGCATTTTTATTTGTACCCAGTAACCCTCGGCAAACTCCATGTCTTAAAGAGGCATACTGACAACCTCGATTTCAATTTGAGCAATTTTGAGAAAGAGCCTTATCTTGAAGCGCTCAGAATAGTGAAGAACCAGAGAGAGGATGTGTGCCGTATTATTACTTACCACACTCTAAAGAAGAAAAGAGACATCTTTGACTACTCTCTTGTAGAGGAAAGAGTGAAAACAATCAATGACCTTGCGACCGATGAAGACCTTGCCACATTGTTAATACTCATTCTCACAAAGGACAATGTGGAGTTATACAAGAAGCATCTCGGTATCACGAAAGAGAATCAAAGATTGAGAAAAGTTGTGGAGGCGAAGAAAAAAGCGCAAGGAAGCCAAAACGATTTCGAGTTTGGAGGAATGACAATCTACGGGACTCTAATCGATGCGGCATGTGAAAGGTATGGATGGTCTTACGACTATGTGCTATGGGGCATATCAGTCATAAATTTACAGTTGATGCTTGCAGATAAGGTGCAAAGCATATATCTATCAGACGAAGAGAAGAAGAAAGTTCCAAGTAGATTCCTAAATAGTGAGGACACTATAAAGGCCGACGACAAGGCAAATATGGAGAGAATCCTCTCTATGGATTGGAGATGAAAATAAACGAAGGTAACAACCCACGCGCACGCGCGAGGATAAACGATATAGCAGACACTTTGATATGGCACTGAAGTTTGAGATAACGGGCGACAATAGGAACGTACTCTCATCTTTTGACGGGGTAAGAGAGGGCGTCAGGCGCACCGCAAGAGAGGTAGAGCAGCAGGGCATGGGCATTGAGGATATGTTCAAGCGCATCGGTGAGGCTGCAGGTATTGCTTTCTCTGCGGACATGGCTAAGAGGTTCGTGAGTACAATTATGAGTGTCAGGGGCCAGTTCCAACAGTTAGAGATAGCATTTTCTACCATGCTCCAGTCGGAAGAAAAGGCGAATGCTCTCATGAAGCAACTTGTCGATACGGCTGCAAAGACGCCATTCGACTTGAAAGGTGTGGCAGAGGGGGCAAAGCAGTTGCTTGCCTACGGTACGGCTGCAGAGGATATCAATGAGACGATAACGAGACTTGGCGACATAGCAGCCGGACTTTCAATCCCTCTTGGCGACTTGGTATATCTGTTCGGAACGACCATGACACAGGGCCGGATGTTCACTATGGACTTGAGACAGTTCATGGGTCGAGGTATTCCAATGGCTGAAGAATTGGCGAAACAATTCGGTGTTACGAAGGACGAGGTTGCTGGTCTCGTTACCGCCGGTAAGGTAAGTGCCGAAGCAGTTAAGAAGGCCATTTGGTCTATGACTGATGAAGGAAGCAAGTTTGGTGGTCTTATGGCCAGGCAGTCTGCAAGTATCACAGGTCAAATCTCCAACATTGAAGATGCCATCGATGAGATGTTCAACGAGATTGGAAAGAGTTCGGAGGGGGCTATCAATGCAGGTCTTTCTGGAGTCTCATTGCTCGTTGAGAATTGGGAGACGGTCGGTCAGGCAATCCTTGCGGCTGCAGAGGCCTATGGTATTTACAAGGCCACCCTCATGGCGATGTCTGCTTACAACAATGCAGCGACCAATATAGCCTATGATGCGGAGATTGCGGCATTGCAAAGTGTTATACCCTTGAAGGAGCAGGCGGCACAGGGTGATTTGGAACAAGCGGTTGCGAGCGGAAGGCTGACGGCGGAGAAAGCAGAGCAGATAGCCATCTTGCGAGAAGAGGCCCAAGCGCATTTGCAGTTGCTTACGGCAAAAGAAGCAGAAGCAAAGGCGGCCTTTGACGCTGCAACTACGGAAGCAGCACAAGCAGGTCTCGACCTCGAAGCGGCCCAGGAACAATATGATGCAATGCAGCAAGCCTATGACCAAGCATTGGCCCTCGGGGATGCGAAGAAGATTGAGACGGCAGCCGAAGAACTTAATACGGCAGAGATTCAGTTGAACACCGCATCATCAACCTACAATTCAGCGGCCAAGAAAGTGAATGTTGCCAACACCGAATTAGAAGCCGCCGCCAAGGAAAAGAACACTGTAGCAACACAGATAGAGACAGCGGCAAATGTCGGCGATACCACATCTACGGGAATCCTTACTCAGGCAAAGATTGCGTTAAAGAAGGCGATCGATGCGGTAAATGCCTCGTTCCTTGCATCTCCATATTTTTGGGCTGCCGCTGCAATAGTAGGTTTGACCTATGCTGTATATAAGTTGGTAACCGCAGAATCAGAACATGAGAGAGCGGTAAGGAAAGCCAACGAAGCAATGGAGGAACAGGACAAGAAACTCGGTGAGCGTAGGGATGAGATAGATAAACTTGTCCGTACTATACAAGATGAGACAGCAAGCGAGTACGAGAAGGTTAGGGCTTACAACCGATTGAAGGAAATCGCCCCTCAAATCACGGAGGAATATAGTCGGCAGGAACTCGCATCCATGAAAGCGGCAGAGAGCCAAGCGAAGTTCAACGAGTCACTTGAAGACATGGAGGTCAATGATGTTAAGAAGAACATTGCAGAACTTCAGAAGAACATCGATGGCTTTGACAAGACTCTCCAAGAATCGTTGAAGAACGCAGAGCCTGGTCAAGGTGCGGCTGCTATTTCGGAAATGGCTTATAAGCAACTTCATGTCTGGGAAGAGGAATTGAAAATCTACCAAGACAAACTCGCTGAAATGGAGGAAGCGAGAGAACAAGCCATAGAGGAGTCAAGGCCTATCGAGATACGCATAAAGGAGGCTCAAGAGAATGTTGACGCCATGTCAAACATCAAGAGTTTCTACGAAGAGGCTATGGACCTCGTTGAGCATTGGCAAGAGGCAAACGACAGTATAAACTTTGCAACTGGCAAGAGCAACGTAGAAGAGTTTATTCAAACCACAGAGCAAGATTTAGATGATTTGCGCCGTCAAATAGAGGACAACCCTATGGATGTCCGTCTGCAGATGGAATATCAGGAGAAGCAGAAAATCTACGACAACATCATAAGCATGAAGTCGGAGATGGATAAGACGGGGACCACCACCATACCATTGCGCTTCAAGATGGACTACCAGAGTTTCCTCAGCACTTGGACAAAGATGAATAATTCCCTCCAGCGACTTTTCGGCAAGACAGCGGAGGGTGGCGCAACGAATTTGCAACAAGATTACGATTCGGCACAGGCACGTTATCTTGCCGCCCAAAAGAAACTCTCGGACATTGAAAAAAACAGGGCGAAGTATACCAAGGAGGAGTATGTCGCTGCTACATCGGAATTTAAGACTGCTTCCGACGCCTTCAAGGAAGTAGGTGGCGATGTTTCTGGTAAGTCGGGAAAGAAATCATCTAAAGGTAGCGGAGGAGGAAGGAGTGGTTCCGCAAACGACAAAAACTCCCAACTTGTAAAGCAAATCCAGGAGGAGAGAAGATACCAAGAAGAACTTGCCAAAATCCAACGTGAGGCTGAGGATGCTCGAATAGATGCCAACATCGCAGCAATTCAGGATGAAGGAGAGCGAGAAAGAGCAGAGCAAGATGAGCAACACAGACGCAATATTCGCCAGATAGAATTGCAAGCGGAGGAAATGCGCAAGGCAATTTATCAGCACAATAAGACTGTATGGGAAAATTCTCACAAGAATAGTCCTTACGAACTTACGGAAGAAGGAAAGAAAGGATGGGATAGCATTCAGTTGTCGGTTGAACAGCAATCAATAATCAATGCTCAGATTGACAAGGAAAACCTCGAGTATGATAGAATTATCAAGAAGAGATACCTTGAAAGTCAAAGTGTCATGCGTGACTACCTCAAAGAGTATGGAAGCATAGAGCAACAAAGACTCGCTATCACTCAAGAGTATGAGCAAAAGATATTGGATGCGATGTCTCCTACCGAACGTGCGGCATTGATGCTTGAACGTAACCAAGCATTAAAAGATTTCGATGCGAAGCAGTTTGAGGAGGAGATAGATTGGGCTGGGATATTCTCTGACCTTGAAGGCCATACAAAGGAATATCTTGTGGGCCTTCGCGACCAGTTACAGGGAGTGCTTAACGAAGGAACACTTACCCCAGAGCAGATGTCGGTAGTCCAGGAGAAACTCCGTGACATCAACACCGAGATAAGCAAGCAGAACGGATTGTTCCAGTTCCAAGGCGACAGGGCACGGGAGCACACACGCCTCGTGCAGGAAGCAGACGACGCACGAGATGCACTTACTAAAGCAAAGAAAGACGAAGAGGATGCACAGAAGGAGGTGCTTGATGCGACAGAGCAAATCCGTGATATACTTGCGAGTGTAGGCATGGATAGGGACACCGACATCGACGATGAACTGCTTTCGACCTTTGACAAGAATTCGGAAGAGTATAAGCGCATGTCAGAACTCCTCACTATCTTGCGTGTAGGGGAAGGTAATCTTGCAAAAGCGAGAAGAGAGACTGAGAAAGCCACAAACAAGGCCAAGAACGCAGAAGACGCAAGCAAGCGCAAGTCTGCACAAGCGGTAGCAGATTGGTTTGCCGATGCCCAGCAATTCATCACGGAGAAAGGCATTGACCAGATACCTGACCTCTTAAACTCTTTAGGTCTCGGCAAGGCCGGAGAGAAAGCATCACAAGGACTCGCTGGATTCAACGATGCAGCAGGTGCCGCAGCAGATTTTGCTTCAGGAAACTATATAGGTGCCGCTGTGAAAGGCATAAGTGCAGTCAAGAATTTTGGTCGCATGCTTGGAATCGGTGGAGGTAATGAGAAAGAGGTAGCGGAGACCACAGAACGTTTAACGAAGGCAAATGAGGTGTTGGCAGACCGTATCTCAGACCTTACCGAAGTGATAGGTAACTCAGCAGGTCAAAAGGCAATCAGTGCTTACGAGGCTGCTTTAGAAGCGCAGAAAGAATTGCAGAAGAATAACATGGAGATTCTTCGTGCGCAGATGGGTTACCATAGTTCACACCATTCTAATAGTTATTATGCAAGTGATAGAGAGATACGAGAGTTATTCGGAAATTCCAGAAGCACTCTGTCAAGAGCGGGATATAATTTCAACATCAATGGCTTGGAAAGCATTTACGGCTTGACACCAGAAGAGTTGAAGGCAATCAAGGACTTTGCACCGCAGTTGTGGAGTTATCTTACCGAAGTAGGTAAGTATGACAAATCTGAGTATTGGGAGCAAGTTGTAGAGCAAGCGGGAAGAACAGAAGAACTTACCGAGCAGATAAACAACAACCTCACGCAGACTTCATTTGACAGCCTTAGAGACAGTTTCCTTGATGCGTTAACCGACATGGAAAGCAGTAGCGAGGACTTTGCCAAGTCTTTTGAAGAGATGATGTTCAAGGCGGTGATGAACTCCCTTGTATTGAATGATGAGTTTGACGCATGGCTTCAAAATTGGCAGAAGAAATATGCCGAGGCGGTTAAGAATAACAATACGAACGAGTTAGAGGCATTGAGGGAAGAGGCGGTTAAGAAACGTGATTTGCTCATACAGGAGAGAGACAGATATGTTGACCTCATGGACTATGATGCCATAATGAAAGACCAGTCCGCTACGTCTCAAGGTATTCAAAATATCACTCAAGACCAAGCAGACCAAATCATAGGTCGTATTACGGCAGTTCAGATTGCGGTAGAGCAAGGCAATGTTCAACGAGACAACATGGCATGGAACATCATTGCTTCGCTGTCCAACCTCAACACCCTCACAAGCGCATCGACTCAAAGGAATGCTGTGCTTCTCGAGATACGAGACATGATGATTACATCTAATGGATTCTTGGAGGATATTGCCAAGTATTCCAAGGCCGTCTCTCAGTTTGATGTTCAGTTAAATAAGTTAGTAAGAGTAACGGAAGAAAGGTTATAAGATATGCCGGCAGGAGAGTTATTCATAAAGTTAGCGGAAGTACCGCAAACGGATGTCGTTTTAGGAAGAGTGGCTAATGGGCAGACATGGTATGATGCCTTTGTTCGCTATGGTGTGAGTTTCGAGGACGGTGCCATATCAGCATTAAGGACACTCCCTACCATGAAGGAGTTGGTGGAGAATAAGAACCGTCTCCGTCATGGCAAACAGGTGTTGAGGACAACAGCACGCATGGATGAGATGGACTATACCCTACCCTTTCATATTGTTGCTTCGAGCAAGGAAGATTTTGAGTCGAAGTACAACTCTTTTCGTGCTGAGGTGTTACAGGCGGGATATTTCGACATTAGGACATCATGGATTTCAGATGCTACGTATAAGTTCACTTATCAGTCATGTACCCAACTAACACAGTTTAGAGGTGAGATGGCTGTATTTAGTCTTAAAGTTAATGAGCCAGACCCTTCAGATAGAGATTAGAATATGTTTGAACAAAACACCATATACAACCCCAACGGAAGCGCACTCGTAGTCTTTGACGGCGAGAACCTTGACTTTAACGGCATTCCGACACACGAACAGGAGATGATGAAATCCGACTTCGTGGCGGTGTCGTGGAATGACACAAGGAAATACACCTTGCCTGTCGGGGCATACATCGTTCTTGACGGGGTGAAGTACATGCTTCTCGACCCGTACACGCCAGAGCAGAAGAACGAGGCTTCATTCACATACTCCCCTCAGTTCCAACACCCTGTGATGTGGCTTACGAAGATACCTTTTATCCATGTAAGCGGTGACACGTCATCATGGGAAACGGCAACAAAGGACACCGATTGGACTTACACAGGTAGTGCTTCGACAATAGCGGCACGTCTTGTGGAGTGCATCAACTGGCTCTCTACCGTTGACCCTGCTATCGGTGAGGTGTTTGATGACGGGTGGACGGCTGTTGTAAGTGACGACCTCGCAGCATCGGCAACGTGCAACTTCTCATCGTTGAGTATCTTCGGTGCTGCATCGGAAATGGCAAACAAGTTTGACTGTGAGTTCCATTTCGACTATGCGGAAAAGACGTTCCGTTTCGGTACTGTATCGTATGGGGACAGTGTTACGTTTAAGGTAGGTGACAACGTACAGGTAGCAAGTGTATCGAACACCAAAGAGGACTATTATAATGCTTTCCTCGTACATGGCTCGACACGCAACTTGTCACAGCCTACGGAGTCGGGAAACATGCAAGTGTTCCGTCGCCTTGACCTTGACCCGACAACATATCCCGACAGCATACTCTACACCGACAATAGCGGTAATGTGATAACAAGAGAACAGTTCCTTGCTCTCGGCATACCGCAACTGACAAAGGAGTTAGTGCTTGATAACATCTATCCTCGCATCGACCTTTACCTCTATAACCCAAGAGAGCGTGAGTGCTGGCTGCTTGATGAAGACGGCAACCGCACAGAGGACGAGGTAAACGGAAAACTCGACCCTGCTGATGGTAAGAAGTACAAGTATTACTCTAAGTGGTATATCCGTCTTGCTTCGCCGGTAAAGAACGAGTTAGGCGAGATTACAGGGTGGGAGGACTACCTTGTGCAAGACGACCAAATAATAAGTGGCGAGACACTATCCCTTGAGTTCCAAGCAAATGAGGAAAGCCATACATACACCTCTCCACTTGCAGGACGTGAGTTTGAACTTGTGTTCTTTAAGCAAGAGACAAGGGAGAAAGAGCAAGACGACATCAACCCCGATGGCTTCACGGCGCAACCAGGAGACTATCGTATCGTGTTCGCCGAGGAAGGGGAACTGATAATACCGACCACCTCTCCTATGGGGCTTGTGCCGAAAGGTGCTGCTACCCCGTCAGCGGAGAACAACATCATAAGCCTCTTTAACATTGCTATCGGTGATGATGAGATGCGCGTCGCAAGGGAAAGACTGCTGACAGCCGCTACAAAAGAAAAGAACCGTTTGCGTTCCGACCTAAACAACTACACCTTTAAGAGCAACCCTGTGGCATTCGAGCAGAACCCACCGACATTGCATCTTGGGCAGACAGCAGTTTACAACGACGGACAAGACCTTAATGGTGGCACGGCATACGAGTACCAGTCGCATATCATTAAACTTGTCACTAACCTCGATTTCCCTTGCGAGGTGGAGATTACCGTAGGCAACGAGAAAGTGAAAGGCACGATGACCACCATGAAGGAACAGATAGAGACTATCATTACCGCAGGTGGTGGCGAGGGCGGTGGATATACCGAGAGCCAGTTCAGCAATCTCGTTAAACGTTTCGGTAGCAAGTTCTTCTTGTCGAAAGTTGTTGCGGACTTCGCGCAAGGCGTAATCACTTTTGTTAAAGGGCTGTTTGTTGGCGACGGCACTCACGGCATAGACGAGCAAGGCAACGCCACGTTGAATGATGCCACGATGAATGATGTGTCTATGAATAGTGCGCAGACACCATCATATAGTGGTACGGACATCGTGTCGGACAAAGGCTTTAAGGTGTGGGAAGACGACGAGGGTAAGAGCCATGTCATTACCGACTACTTCACGGCAAGAGTTAAGGCATTCTTTGCGTCGTTGGAGATACGCAAGATAGAACATTCGGCAGGCAACAGGATTGAGAGTCCTGCGGGCAACACACTTGCATTGGTTAAGAAATTCGATGCGAAAGGCAATGAGATAGTTGACAAATGGTACGCTCGAAGATACAAGTTTGCTGGCGTTAACCTTGCGCTGAAACTTGTGCATCTGACGGGTCAGTTCTTTGGTGTGTGGCAAGAAGACCCCGATGCAAAGGTAGCATACTACCGCTGCTATTGGACTGCGGAAGACAAGGAAGAGAAGAAAGCCGTTGTGAACAACTGGAAAGTGGGCGACCAAGCCTTTTGCCAGACATTTAACTTGCGCACCCACGATAAGGACGGGCATACTATGAGCGGTTACACCTCTAACAAGAGATATTGGCGTATCGTGGAGGCAACGGGATATGAGACTATCGAGGGCACGGAATACGCTTATATAGACCTATCCAATACATTGTGGCTAAACCTCACCGCTGACGGAGTGAGTAAGACGTGCAAGGGCTACGAGACGAACGGAGGGCAGAACTTTAACGATGCTCCCGAAGCGGGCGACGACGTGGCTTGTCTCGGCAACCAGATTATTCCCGAAGAAAGAGGTGGTGCATTGCAATACATCACTTACGACCCCAACGCAAGCGACCCTCAAAGTTTGGGTGTCCCATGTGTCAAGATGTATTCGGGTATCGGCAGTGACACTGACTATCCTTTTGACTTGGAAAGATACGTCATACAGAAGCAATCGCCAAAGGGAGTGTATATGCGTGCTGATAAGTTTGAGATACTATCGGCAAGCGGAACGGGCAGTTCCACACTTACTTGTGAAAGAGGCGCGTGGGATAGCAATCAGACCTACGGACGTGGCGACATTGTGCAGCATCACGGCTCAACATGGCGGTGTGTGGTGGCTGTGGGCACAACAATAAAGGGTATCGACTATGAGCCATCGGAGGGCAGCGCGTACTGGCAAGTGTACGCACGTCGTGGTATGGGCGCACCGCAAGCGGAGTTGGATAGTGCCAATGCCGTTGTCAGTGCCAACTACGAGGGCAAGATAAGCAATATCTCGCAAGTCACGGGATTGCCGACCACCGTTGAGGTGTATGTTGAGGGGAACCAGATACCTACCTCCGATTGGGATTTGGCGAACAGTTATATCAAGTGGAAGGGAAAGACACATGTACTTAACGGGTCACTCTCTCTTGACGAATACGGTGTCGTATTGTATAGCATTACGATTAATACAGGGAACATCGAAACCGTATGGGAGTATCGCCCTGAGACACGTCTTACTCCGAGCGGAACAGAAACGACACACCCCGTAATCAACCCCACCGACTTTATTGCGCATATCGAATTTACCTACAATGGAGAGACGCAGAGTGCCGACACCTCAGCACCGATGATAGTGCAAAAGTCTGCCGCCAATGTCGTTGCCCAATATTCAACCGACAATAGCAGTTGGCACTCGGCACTTGCGGCTACCGACATCTATGTGCGCTATTCTTATGATGGCGGCACCACATGGACGCAGGGAACGAGGTTTGTGGGAAAGTCCATAGAGTTTGATAGAGGGCAATGGCACTTTGCGGACTATGGCACGATGTGGAATGTGCTTACTTTAAGCATGACAGCACCGAAGTTTGTAGGGTATTATCTTTGTGACACCGATGCAAGCGGAACGCAGGTTGCAACCCTTTGGCATTGGAACGGTAAAGACGTATTGACTAACGTGCCTATCACAGCAGAGTTAAACTACCTCGCAACGGACTACGCCACCACGGAAGCAGGACACCTATGGAACGCTGACAACACATCTACCTCGTGGACTGACATGGGCAAGATACAAGGTGCTGACGGAGTGGACGGCATTAGTGTGACGTTAGACCCTGCAACGGTTATCTTCGAGCAAGACGAGAACAACACAAGCACCATTAACGGACTGCCGTTTGTATCGACAATAAGGGTATGGAAAGGCACAACGGTACTACAGCCGAGTGATTATAGTGTCGGTTACGACTCATCAAAGCAGGACGGGCATTGTGACTTTAACGTGTCGGGAAACATTGTGACGATAACGGCTCTTAACATCGACTCTACGACAAAAGCACCCTACACGTCAGGAAAGGTGGTGATAACAGTAACTTACAACGGCACACCAATAGACCTTGTTATTAATTGGGCGGCGAATCTGCTTGGAACATGGAAGATGACGGTAAAAGGTGACGTGATGCAAGAGGTGTCTAAGAAGACAGTAAGTTATACCAACGATGACGGCACGGTGACTACCGAGCAATGGCAGTCAGCCATAGAGCAGAGCAGCCAGCGCATTAGTTTGTCTGCCAAGAAAGACGACCTTGAAACGGCTGGAATACACCTTGACGGAGAGAACTCCCGCATTGACTTGCTTGCCGACCAGACACAGTTCCTACGCAGCATTGACCGCTTGCCGTTTATCAAGATTGGTGTTGACGAGGACAATATGCCATACCTTATCTTTATGATGCCCGATGGCGTAACGGAAGCCTACAACTTAGGCTACAAAGGTCTTGTCAGCCTTATTGACGAGGGTGTGAAAGCAAGTTTCAGCAATGAAGTTCGTTTGGTGTTGCTCGGTTTTGTCGATGATTATCTTGAAGAGGGAGTGCCATGCGAGGACTTATACAATGGCTGCACCGACCCACTGTCGCAATACTTCTACCGCTACAACCAGACGCGAATGAAGCAGGCAAACGGCACTTACGTCCTCGTACCCGCTACACCCAATTACGATGGCATGTACTACAATGGCAACACTATTGACGAGAGCAATCCCAACCGTTTCCCTGTATCGACATTGCAGACCCTTGATGATATATCTGGAGCATTGGAGAATGACATCACGTTATGGGTAGGTTTCCGCACAAGGCTTGATGGATGGGATGATACGAGCGAGCCGATTGCACGCATGCCGATGATTAACTATACGGCCACCTGTGTATTGTATTGGGTGCAGAACAGCCGTGTGATACGCTCCGAGCAGATTGCGGTGACACGAAATAAGACTAACAAGAGTTCCGACAACGTGTACTTTATCACTAATAGCGATGGCTCGACGAAAGACCATTACATTATATCATAAACTAATAAAATAGCGAGATATGGAACCAGAAGAGAAGCAAGAGATAGTACAAGAGGTAATCGCCCAGATAGAGAGTGAGAGCATTAACGCACAACTGGGGTTCTCGGTTGACGAGGACGGCTACCTGTGCGTAGATACCGAAGTAGTAACAACAACCTAAAAGAAAGGAGGAAAGAGATATGAGTTGCGAAAATAGCGAAGCGAGAGTAAAGTGGGTGTACGGCAATACCAAGACGGTTGCTATCACTCTTGAAGAACTCCTTGATGTAGAGACTGGCGAGACCGCCCCCTTTTACATTCAGGAAGGCGATGTTGTCTCGGTCAATATCCGAGGCACGTTCAAGACAGAGAGTTACGAGCCACGCATTGACGGCAACACCCTTACCTTTAAGGTAGGTAGGGAGTTAACCGTTGGTAATTATGTCATTGAGGTGGGTGTCGTGCGTGGCGAGGAAGAATATGTGTCTCGCAAGCGTTGGCAACTTGCCGTTGTGCGCTATGACGACGAGGCAAACATTCCCGATGATGCCGAGTTCTCTGTTGAGGACTTGGAACTGATAGCGAACATGTATATCAAAGGCGATATGTTCACTTACGATGACATGACGCAAGAGCAAAAGGTTGACCTTGCTTCAAGGGTAGGTGCTGACCTGTCTATTGATGCTGACGGGTATTTGTGTTATGGAACGAATGAATAACTAAAAACAATATATAGATATGGCAAAAATAAGAATTGGGAAGGTAGCACCGACACCCGAAGGGGTGTATGATGAGAGTGCGAAATACAACAAACTTGATTTCGTAACCAATGATAAGCAAACCGCGCTCTATATGTCTAAGCGCGACGACAACAGCGGACACGCTCTGAGCGACACAGACTGGTGGATGTGCTGCATTAATGCGCAGTGGATTCCGAGTTTCGATTATGAGATAGTGACTATAAGCCTGTCGTCGAACCAAGACGAAGATGTCACGGGCAAAACTGTTGGGCTGTACAAGAGCGACGGCTCGCTCATACAATCGTTCGAATGGGACGGCAACCCCATCGCCGTCAACGTGGAGGCGGGAATAGAGTACTACGTTAAAGCGGAGGCTCGTACCAACTACAACGCGTGCCAGAGCGAGACGATGCTTGCGGTGGCAGGGCAAGTGAGAGCCGTTCCTCTGGAATACACCACTTGCAAGGTTGTTATCCGGTGCAGCACCGAGGACGGCGAAGGCGACATCACAATGCAGACGCTTTACTACAGGGTGGGCACGACGCAGAAGACCGTCGGCATGGCAGCGGAGATAGTGCAATATTACCCCTTAGGCACGGCTCTGCAATATTGGTGCGGTCCAATGACGGGATATGACAGACCTGGTACGGTGTCGTTCACAGCAGAGGAACCTGTAAAAGTGGTTAACTTGCAATATGGACTGTCAACGAATGTGGTAGGCATCTGGGACGGCAGTCAGATTTACACCGCCGAAGCGTGGCGAGAGAGCGAGAAAGCGGCTTCTGCAGCCTATGGCGTGGTGCTGAAGACGGGCAACGTTAGTATTCTCATCCAGAAGACCCATGCTACGAATATCGCATTCGGAAATAGCGGTGTCGCCGCTCCGAGCGGCTGCCTCACAACGACGAACTTCGAGACGGCAAGACAGGACTTCAACTTTGAAGAAAGCACCGTTGCGATGGTGGAGAAAGGTGGTTACACCGCAGCCAACAGAGCGTACAGTGTTCATTTCGCCGATGGTCGGCAAGGTTATCTTCCCACGGCAGGAGTCCTCTACGAGATGTGGCTCAATATGGCAGAGATTAACGACTGCCTCTCAGCATGTGGAGGTACAGCACTGGGCGCTGCGACATGGAGCGGAACGCACTATAACGCCTCTTTCGCGTTCTACTTTACGTTCTCGTCGGGTGCGCTGGCGTCCAACCTCAAGACCTTCAACTACGCAGTGAGGGCGGTGGCAGCTTTTAATAATTAACCTTTATTCTTTTAATCTTTAAAAAACGAATACTGTCACATGCGCCATCAACAGACCCCCATATTTACAGAGGCAACTCGGCTGAACAAGGCCTTGCGCTTTGCGATTCGTCATCTGCCGCGAGACCTAAAGTACAGCGTGGGCATCGACATACGGCACACGATGCATGAGTTAATCCGAGATATAGTCAGAGCCAACATGGAGGCACAAAACGCACAAAACCGCAAGGAGTGGATATTGCGCGCCATGGCTGATTTCGGAGTGCTGGAAGTAATGATATGGGAGGTTGAAGACGAGAAACAAAACGGGGAGCCTATCGTGAACGAGGCAAAGCAAGCGGAACTCGGCATGCACTGCGAGAACATACAGAAACAGTTGCAAGGATGGCTTCACAGCACTACGGCGAGAATGCAAGGGTAGCATGGGGTGAACATGTCCCCTTGCAGACATCGCTCCTTTTAAAGGGCGGCGCACTATCAACCCAGAAGGGAGTAGTTAAGAAACAGAAGAGAGCCGCACACCGCCTCTAACGCGTTCAACTTTACGTTCTCGTCGGGTGCGCTGGCGAACAACAACAAGAACAACAACAACGCAGTGAGGGCGGTGGCAGCATTAGGGAGAGCGACGTATATGCCGATAGAATTAAAGGACTGGTACAAGGCGTGGAATATCTACCGAACAGGTAACATGCACTCGGAAGCCGTGGCGCAGTTTGCGATGAGCAAGGACAGTAATCTGATTGGGCTATGGCAAGATGTGAATAACAGGACATACAAGGTGGGGAAATCGCGTTTCTTCATCGTTACGCGACCGAGAAAGAGGGAGATAGTAGAGCCTGCCGTGAGAGACAGGATAGCGCAGACACTGGTCATAATGAAACTTGAGAGTCTTGTCGAGGAGAGGTTGATTGAGGACAGTTATAACTGCCGGAAAGGCAAGGGAGTCCTGCATGGGATAGAAAGGGTGTCGCAGATGATAAGGGAGGCATCGCATGGCTATACAGAAGATGTGTGGGTTTTAACTTTCGACATAAAGAGTTTCTTTTGGAGTCTCGATATAAGCGTTCTTTGGAAAAAGTGGGAAGAGGTACTGGAGGGATATCGGGGGAAAGACAAGGACGACATATACTGGCTGATGCGGCTCTTTGTATGGTATAGGGCGGAGGATAACGCCATCCTGATTTCTCCCAAGAAGTCGTGGGCTGATTTCCCTCCCGACAAGAGCCTTTTCAACACAGGAGGCACTCATGGTATGGCACCCGGCAGCGTTATATCGCAGTGGAGCGGAAACCTAATGCTCGCCGATTTCGGTAGGGTGATGCGTGATAAATACGGCTATTTTGCCAATTTCATGGACGATGGCATAGTCATAGGAAGCAAAGGGAAATGTCTTGATGCTATATGCTTCGCACGAAAGGAATTGAGGAAAATCGGACTGCTGCTGCACCCGAAGAAAGTCTATATACAGCCCTATTACCATGGAGTGAAATGGACGGGTGCGGTGATTAAGAAGAGTAGGACGTACATCAGCAACAGCACCGTAGGCAACTGCTATAAGATGCTTGAATGTGATGACGATGACAAAATGTTTCAGTGCCGCATAAACTCATACCTCGGCATGATGATGCATTTCAATAGTTATAATATAAAACGCAAGATTGCGAGGAGAATACCTGCGGAGCGTTGGGACAATATCTATATGACAAATCATTTGAATAGTGTTAAACTTAAAAAGAAAAGGATATGATAGTAAAAACAGGATTAATGAAAGATGAACCGCTGGTCAGGGCTCTGGCTGGCGGCAGGTACAGGGTTAACCACCCTGAAAGACTTGACGAGGCAACAAATACCGTGATTGCATCGCAGGATGTAGTGGCGGCAGATGATGCCGCAGCGGCAGCGCGCAACTTTATCGGCAGGCTTATCGACAGGCATGACAAGGGCAAGACAGTGAATAGTGCCATGCTGGTTAGCAAGGGGGTGGACTATGAAATATGGCTGCCAGTTAGCAAGAGAAACGAACTTGCAAGAAGCGTGCAACTCTGGCAGAAGGCCGGCAACGAGAACTATACCCTTGATTTGCGTGAGCATGGGGTGAGTCTTAACGTTCCGTGTGATGCACTGCTGCATGCACTTGAAGAATTGGAGTGCTATGCAGTGAAATGCTACAACGCCACATCATTGCACATGATTAACATACAGATGATGGAAGATGCGGAGGAGATTCTTCGGTATGACTTCACGAAAGGCTATCCAGAGAGACCAATAATGAATTTATAACTTTAAAATTGAAAGATTATGATTAGAGCAGACAAAGTGGCTCACTTCGTCGTGAGTTTAGTGATTACAATAGTTCTCGCTATTGTTATTAAGAGTGTGAATGAAGATACAGCAGGTATCATGTGTGGAATACTCGCAGGCATAGTGACTATATGTCTCGGTGTAGCAAAAGAGGTATGGGATAAGTTTAGAGGAACTGGCTTTGACCTACAAGACTTGCTTGCTGATGCCATAGGATGCGGTGTTGCCATCGTGTTCTCGTTCTTTATGTAGTTAACATCTAACATGTGTCTGGACGATGAACGAGGTTAAGGTTATTATAGTCAATGTCATCACAGCGGTCTTGGGGTTCTTGTCTCCGATACAGGACTTCATGACCGCCATAGTGATATTGTTTATCTTGAATTTCCTGTTTGGCTTGACCGCCGATATGGTTAACGGCTCGGAGTGGAGTTGGAAAAAGGCGTTTAGGTTTATTACACATTGCCTTGTGTTCTTTGTGCTTGCGGCGGCGGTGTTTACTTGCGGGCATTACATGCACAACGAGCAAGGAGCAATACAATGTGTTAGTTACATCTGCTACATTGCGTTCTACATCTACGGTGTCAATATTCTTAGAAATACAAGGAGCATGTTGTTAGAAGGCAGTGGAATGTATCGGGTAGTGGATATACTCTACTATGTGCTTACGTTAAAAGTGGTGGATAAGATACCATTTTTGAGCGAGTACCTTAAAAAGACGACAAACAAAGAAGATAAAGTTTAAAGGTTATAGGTTATGGTGGTATTAAGACGTGGCAGCAAGGGAGAGGAAGTAAAAACCTTGCAGAGGCTCTTGGGAATAGGAGATGATGGCATTTTTGGGTATGGCACTGAAAGGGCTGTCAAGGACTTCCAAAGAAGGTATCTGCTATATCCAGATGGAGTAGTGGGTAAGAAGACCTGGGAGGCATTAGAGGATTATGCTCTGTCTCTTCCAAAGAGTGATATACATATCATAGATACCCCTATTAACGTGCATATAACTCCTCTTAAGAACAGGCCTATAAAGTATATTGCCATTCATTTTACTGCAGGCAGTTCTTCAAAGAAAGGTAGAGCAAGGGCAGAGAGGAATACTTTCATGTTGAGGAAGGCTTCTGCTGACTTTGTAGTGGATGATGAGGAGATAGTTCAGATAAACCCTAACTTGAAGAATTACTACTGCTGGTCAGTAGGAGACCCAAAGAATACTGTTACAGGAGGTGGAAGACTCTATGGAGTGGCTACTAATAAGAACACTGTGAGTGTTGAGATATGCTCTAATCTTTTGCCTAATACTGATGTGGCAACACCCAATCACGGAGGATGGTATTTTACTGATGCTTCATTGGAGAATGCAAAGAAACTTGTGAGGTATTTAATGAAGATGTATGATGTTCCAAAGGAGAATGTTATCAGGCATTATGATGTGTCTGGTAAGTTGTGCCCTGGAATTATAGGTTGGAATGACTACAACATCTATGACACCAAGGGCAAAATTACCTCTACTAAGGGCAACTCTAAGGAGTGGGAAAGGTTTTGGAATGAAATTTAACTGCGATAGCATCGCAGCATAGGGGACAATATAAAAAGGTTATAGGCTATGTGGTGGGATAAGAGACAAGAATACTATGATGAGCCGTGGGGTGGCAATGAAGACCTCCATAATGATGGGTGTCTGAGCATGTTCTTCTGGCTGGTGGTGTCGGGGATAGTGTGCTTTTTCTTGGGCAGTTGTAAAACATACATTCCTGTACCTGAATATCACAATGTGTACGTTGAAAAGCACGATACGTTGGTGACGAGGGATAGTATCTACCAAAAGGACTCTGTGTATATGTGGATGCAGGGCGACACTATATGGAAAGAAAAGTTCTCCGTCTTATACAAAGACAGATGGAGAGACAAGATAGTCTATCGAGACTCAATAAGAGTTGACAGTATTAGAGTGCCTATGCCAGTGGTTACGGAACGTAAGATGCGCTGGCAGGATAAGGCGGCTTATATTGGGTTAGGGTTTGTTATAAGTTTGTTTATGATAATTGTTTTAGTGATTTCTCTTAGAGTGTTCCGAGCGAGGAACGGTATTTAAAAATGAAGGGTTAAATGATTTTTTCATGCTAATTAAGTTTTTCATTGTAGTTAGACACATTAAGTTTAGTTTAAGTTGAGTAATTTTCATGATTTTGAATTGAATGCCGCTTGCCTGTGAAGGTGGGCGGTTTTTTATCTTTTGAAAGGATCTGAAAGACACTTGGAAAACGGGTCAACAAACGGGTCAACAAACGGGCGAACAAATAGGTCAACAAACAGGTCAACATATAAGAATATATAAGAAGAATAATAATATATAAGCGTATGTCGCAAAAATGCGCCAACGCTTTTGGGTTTCCTCTCTAATATTTGGGCAAAAGTTAAATATTTGAAAATCAGCAAGTTGCGAGGAAAAATACTTTGAAAAACGTTTGGAAAATTGCCAAAAAATGACTACCTTTACAGTAGAAATATAAGAAACCATTAAAATAGAAGAGCAATGAAGACATACAAAGAATTGAAAGATTTCTTCGAAACAAAGAATGTTCGCCACGAAGTTCACCCGATTTACAGCAAGCCTTATGAGTGTCCGGAATTAGAGGACGGAAAGTTAGTCTGGAAAGAGAAACGCTGTATAGTAGGTTATGAGTTTGGAATGTGCAACATAGCAGGTAGAAAAGGTAAGAGTGAGTGGCAGTGGGTTTGGTTCGAGACCATCTCTTGTCCGGAAACCTTGGAAGATGATGTATGCTTCTTTTTCCGCAACAGATACTCGCAGTTGACAGGACAAGACCACAAGGGTTGGCGAGAGGCTGTGAACGCAGAGAACACGATAGAGTTGAGAATGAAAAATGTTTAACCTTTAAAGATTAGAGCAATGAAGAAAGAAAGACTGAAAGCAGCCGTAGAAGAACTAACGGCAATCCTACAGGAAATGCAGGATGAATTCAATGAGTATGACAGCAAGAAGTCCGCATGGTACTACGAACAGTTGGAGCAACATCACAGCGGGCTGTGTACCGATGAAGAGTTCGAGAATGAAGTCTTTGAAAAGTACATGGACCTGCATAGCCATTTCTATGTGGGCGACATCATCAGTACGATTGAGAACTTGGAGAAGTGCCTTACGTTCTTCGGGCAGGAGAATAAAAGGCTTGACAAGGCAGTAGCCGAGGCAAAGAACAGGGTTCCAGAAGGCTGGAAGTATTGGGAGGTAGAGTATAAGGACAGCCAATGTGTGGTCAAAGAACATCAGAACTTCTATGCACCCACACCAGAGCAGGCAGGGGAAATGTGCAAGAAGGTCTATACGTTTGAGCACAACACCATTGACATCATTGAGGTAAAGGAGGTGAGCCATGATTGACTACTTGCCAAGCATCGCCCAGCAGATATTAGATACTGCCTGGAGCCAGTTGGAGGATGCCAACTATGAAGGATATGCAAGAGTAATTATCGGTAACGACATGGTACTTATCGATAAGGATGAATTTGAAGAGTTGAAGGCTGTGGTCAACAATGCCCGCAACCTTCAAGTTTTTGAAGAGATTGTTTCATCAACGAGGGAGGAAAAGGTATGACGTACTACAGGATTAAGAAGGAGTTCGACAACCATGAACGTAGTGATGGTTCGATATTCGTTCAGAACGAGTTGTATACAGAGAGGGAAATGCAGAGGTATAATGTGCCGATGCAGTATGTTGAAAAGGTGAGCGAGAAGAAGAGTCAAGTGTATTGGCTCTTCGGCGCCCGCTTCGGATCGGTTGGTTATAATGAGTAAGATATGGATTTCGAGTTAGCAAAGTACAAAGGCAAGTGGGCTGTCTATGACAACGGCAGCCGCACCTTCTCCTTCATCGGCAAGGGGAAGCGGTTCTGCAAGAGAAAGGTAATATCGTTGAACAATGAATTAGACAACAATGAAGAGAATTGATTTCTATGAGAAGAAGAAAGCGCTCCACAACGAAATGCTGGAGGCTATAGTGGCTCTCTTTGAGAAGACGAGCATAACCGAGTTTGACTTCCTGCCGGACGATGGAGGATGGCAGCGCAACTGCTTCGTTATCCTCAGCACGGATGGAGCAGACAGCACTCGGGAGGTACTGGTTAGGAAGGTTAAGTATGAGGATGGCGAAATCTACATCTTGCCGTTCGATGAAGACTTTTGGCTTCCCTGCGAACATGCAGGCAAGGTAGTCACGGACACACTCGACGATCTGTACGATGCAGTATATGACATGGTGGCCGACCTTAACCATGTGTACTACGTCTGTGAGTTGGATGAGAACGGCATCCCTACTGGCAATGTCACGAAAGAGACCTGGCGGCTGGAGTATGCGGAGAATCAGATGGAAAGCAGAGGTTTCATCTACAATGATATGGAGACCGCTTTGCTGCACGCTCAGTACAAAAGTTAAACTATCTGAATAACAGGTAGTTATGCTGAAAATTTAGGAATTTCCACTTGGTCATTTGAAAAAAAATGAGTACATTTACATGTAAATATAAGAAACATGTTTAACCGCAAAAAAAGAAGAGCAATGAAAGAAAAGAAAGAATTGAAAGACAGGTACATCGTATTAGAAGCGGACATTCCCTATGATTGGGACGACTACGGAGTATGGTGTTCGTTCTATTACGACATGCAAGAGAAGGAAATCGTAAGGTCGAATTTTGGTCATGGCACGGGTGATAGTTATAAAGGAGTGCCTTGGAGAACAGCAATAGAGCAAGGTTTGACCAAATACGAAGATTTGGTGTCGGTTGTCGTTGACCATTTCGGTGGTTCGATAATCAGAGTTCTAAGTTACGCAGGAGACTTTGTTGACAAAAGAATATGCCTCCCATGTACAGTGAGTAGGGGAAGAAAATTCAAGGGCGATGGAATAGCGGTAAGAGTTTTTGAGGAGAAGAGTATGTATTATCCAACAAAGACCTTATGCGAAGTCTTAGACCCTGTGACAAAGGTTGCTCGTAACATTTGCGCCGGATATGTCGAGTTGAAGATGGATAATTTGCTCGACGTTTTCAAGTCTTGGTCGGTGAAGAATGAAAAGTTGCCTAACCTCATACATCAGTTGGCGTACGATGCAAGTTACTCGAGTTGCGACAGGGAAACATTCAACAGGAATTGGAGAATGTTTGTGAGAGCGGTTGTTTCCGAAGCCGCTGTGGAAGACTTGGGCGAGTACACCAATATCGATGATGAGGCAAAAGCAGAGAAGTTGAGAATCAAGAACGAGCAGTTGTATAATGACAACATCGACAAGGTGACGGCATGGGCCAATGACAAGTTCGGAGGCACGAAAAGCGAAGAGGAGATTGCTGATATTATCAGCAGGACAATGAAGAAGTATTATACAAGAGTTTCATAAACCATAAAAATCAAGAGCAATGAACAAAGAAAGAAGAAAGAGACTGCAGGAGGTCATAGACCAACTGGAGAATTTGAAAGAAGAGGTTTCCTCCATTTGTGAGGAAGAACAAGAAGCCTACGACAACATGCCGGAAAGCCTGCAGGATGGTGAGAGGGGTTCTCAGATGTATGAGAACATCAGCACCCTCGAAGACCAGGAGAGTAACTTTGACGATTTGATTGAAAGCCTCCAAGAAGTGATAGAAGCGTAGCCTATGCAGACCTTAGAGAAGAAGTTTCCGAATGGTTCGGTTCACACCTATACGCTGACAGAGCCGGATAGGGCTGGCGCCACCTCCCATCGGTGGGCCACGAAGGACGGGAAGCCGTTCCTGCACATCATGCCATCCGAGGAGGGTTATTGCAACCTGTTCATCCATTGCGGTGAGGCAGGGTATCTGAAGCAAGGGGAACTGATGGTTCCCTTCGATAAGTTAAAAGTAGAACAAATAGCGATATGAAAGCAAGACTATGGGATGAACGCGGAGAAGTTCAATTTGAACCTGAAGATGTCGAAGAAATATCGATTGATTTAGGCGGATATTCCATTTTGATAAAGTGGAAGAATGGAGAATGCGACAGAGCAAGTTATATTGGAATATAAAACGGACAATGTTATGAAAGTAGAAAGAACGACATTTGAGAGCGAGGGCATACAGGAACCTTGCATCATGGTTACAAGCGACAGCGGATATGCTCAGGTGCGTATCAGCAAGTGTTATCACCACATCGGCTCTGACAGCCTGTATGTGAGGGAAATCCTTGACGGAGAGTTCAACGGAGAGGATGAGTACAGAGGCGACTTCGACGAGCTGACGGACGAAGATGCCATCCGCATAGCGAAAGAGTTTTCAGCATACATCAACGAAAAAGTTAAAGAATAATGAAGTGCGAAATCAATTATAAGGGTGAGAAATTTCTCATCCGTAGCGTGTTTCACATGGCAGGTGGTCATGTGAATATAGGCGGCTTTTCTCTGGAGAACAAAATAGTTGTCAATGGTGATTATCCAGACAGAGAGGCGCAAGCGATAGATGAACAGATTTACGGTTATGTGGATGATGAAGTCCTCGAAAAACTGACCGATGAAGAGTTCAAAAGATATGTAAACAGACACTTAGATTAAAATATGAAAGCAGAAGATTATATCAAGATTGCCACGGTCGGAGGTTCCGACCAGGCTCAGTATGTAAGTGTGGACGATGCCATGAAGGCCGTTCAGATGGTACGCGAGGAGTCGGCTGACATCAACAGCATCATCAAGAAGTGGACGCTGTGGTGCTTTAACTACCGCACTCCCTTCGAGCATGTCATTTGTAAGATTTGGGGCGGCACGCTGTCCGGCTTCGGCGGACGCTACTACTGCGAGGACAACTACTTCACCCAGCACATCATCGAGATGTGGCAGAAGTTCGAGCACAGAGGCGATGCACGGATGATGTTCTTCTACTGCGAACTCGACACCGAGAACAGGAAGAAACTTGTTGATTGGGTTATGCAAAACTACAGGGGGTAAGCCATGAGTTTCATAGATTATCAGTTAGACATTTTCTTCGGTCGCATGGACAGTATTAGATGGGATATTGCCGAGTATGAAATGTGGATGGAAGACTATAAGGCAAAGAGGAAAACTTATCCAGCGTGGAAGACGCAAGACGGCAAGAGTATTTGGGTGTATGAACTCGAAGATAGCCACCTCGACAACCTCATACCATTCATACAGAAGCGAGACCCTGAGAACAAGACTCATTGGTTAGACTTGTTCAAGGCGGAGAAACTATACAGGGTTTTGCCTCAGAAGATAACGGGCTTGAAGAAAGAATTGGAAGAGATGGAACGTGTAGCGGAATTGTTATAGTCCAAGAACGTAATCAATGACTTTGCGGTTGGCTTCGTCAACCTTACGAATGTCCTTGTCTATGTAGATAGCAGTTGTCCTATTGCCGAAAGAATGGCCGAGGGCGGCTGCTATCGTCTCGTTAGGTATCTCCAGTTCGTAGGCGATGGTAGCCCATGTGTGTCTGGCCACATAGGTAGAGAGGTCGGGGAAAGCAGAATGATAGACAAGTTGTTTTCTTCCATTAGTGACCACATGCTCTCGGGTTCCAATTTGTTTTAATGCCCTGTTGACTGTGCTTGTGAATGTATGTACGTTTTTGAACTTGTCGGCAATGTTAAGCAATTTCTTTGTTCCTCGGTATCGGTCTATGATTTCTTGTGCCTCGGGTTCCACTTTGATGTTATATAGACGTGATGTTTTGGAGCGTTGATACACTATTCTCCCATCATCGATTTTAGTTAGGTTACAGAGGTCTACAAGATTGATTCCAACGAGATAAAAGATTAGTTTAAACACATCTACATATTTTTGTTGATGAGGAAGCACGGGGTAGTTGAAAAGTTCCCTCAGTCTCTCTATGCTATATGCTCGCTTGACTGTAGGCACAGGTCTTACCATAAACTTGCGGAATGGATAAGATGTGGTAATGTCGTTGTCTATAGCGTCGTTGAATACGGCACGGATATTTCGGAAGTGGATACTCCTGGAGTTCTGCGAAGGCTCAAATTCCATCAGGAACCTATCGAATCGCGTGAGCCAGTCCTTGCCGATCTGCTCAAAGGACAGTTGTCCGGCTTTCGTGTCGAACTGCGTAATGCGTTTATAGGTCTGCAGGTAAAGGTCACGGGTACGCTCCTTCTGCCTCGTTTCCATATAACCTTTGAAGCGGTTTAGGAAAAGCGACTTATCGTTGTTTTTCGGATTGAGAAGTTCCAAGATGAGATTTTTGATTTGCACGGCAGACATATTTGCGAGACGACCTTCAGAGGTCAGTTTTAGAAGGATATTATCAATTCTCTGCTTCTGACTCTGAATGTAAGCATTTATAGATGTCTTGTTCGGGTTATCTTTTACTTTACCATGCTCTTTGTCCCATTGACTCGGAAGCACACGGATGTGTAGAGGGATAAACCCTGCCTCCCCATTTTTCGTAATGCGCAACTTTAGAGGTGCTGTTTCGCCTCTCTTAGTGGCTCTTGTGTCCAGATAAAGTTTAGTAGTTGCCATATTTTACTTGCACGTTATTTGCACGTTTATTTGTGCAGAAAGCATCAAAATGGTGCAAAGTTGTTCAAAACCAAGAACGCCCAACCATCATGGTGAGCGTTCAGAATCCCTTTGTTTCCCTGCGTTTCAGCGGAGAGAGGGGGATTCGAACCCCCGAATCGGTTTCGCCGATTACACGCTTTCCAGGCGTGCACCCTTGCGATGCAAAGCACTAATTCCCAACGAATTACAAAACCGACATTTTGCTTTTGCACGTTATTTTCACTTTTTTCGGTTTCCCCCCTCGGACCACAACTCCCTGTCAAATGTTAAATTTTATTTATAAGTAGATATTTCTAAGACTATTCTTAGATTTTTCTAAATATTTTTTGTACCTTTGCATTACCATATTATACTAACGGCGCAAAGATACAAAGAAAGTTTCAGTGCCGCAACAAAAATCGAAAGAAAATGAATACAGGAATAAAAAGACATGGAGAAGGTGCCACCGACAGGATAGGCATTTCCAAGTTCCTTGATTTTCTCGTCGAGAGCATGGAAAAGGAAATTTACGAGGAGTGTTTGACAAATTCCGTTGCAAGGTTGGTTTACGAGTGCGAGTCTGGACTTATTGAAATCACGATGTATAGCAATGGAAAGTGCGAGGTTGATGTCATTCATAGCAATGGTCACGAATCTCCTTTGCTTAAGTCCACCATAACAGGTATGATGCCGGATTGGTGGTCTATCCATACCGAGGCGCTGAACGATTTTGAAGAAGAAAGAGAGTTTAAAGATTACCTGTGGAGGAACTGCAGGTATTGGTAATAATCATCTAAAAGGCAAGAGCAATGAAAGAAACAAAGAATTTGTGGTCCCTTTGGAAGGAGTCAGTACAATGGGATAGTAAGTCATTAAAGCAGAAGGCTATTTCTGCATGGTTTGGATTGTCATTCGTGGCATTGGGAGTGTGCGGAGGTAATCTCGTACTCACATCAATAGCGGTAGTCAACTTCGCTTGCGCGGCATACTGCGTCTCTAAATATGTTCCAATCAAAGACGACGAGCAATGATGGTCAACGAAGAGCCGAAGGTTTCTCCTACTGCAAGGTTCAGTATTGGAGAGGCAGCCAAAATACTTGGATGCCATCGGAATACGCTAAGAAGACATACGAACGTTGGCCCTACTGGCATAAATTGTCAGCACAGGAAGTCTAATGGTCGTAAGTTCTACACAGGATTAGAGATAGTTAAATTTTGGAAAGCAAGTATGTAAAGATTGGGAATATGGCAACAATTTTCAAAGCAGACGGACAAAAGATTGAAACACAGCCAAAGAACGGGCGTGATTTCAAACTTGAAGAATTGAAAAAGATAGTCGGTGGTTACATAGAGATAGTCACTCTATCAGGCAATAGAATCATGGTAGTGAACGAAGAGGGCAAGGTAAATGGATTGCCCATAAACATCAAGGCTACGGAACTTTGTGGTTACGACATTATTGTGGGAGATGTGCTTGTATGTGACTCTGACGAAGTGAGATAGAAGGTAAACCCGAGAGGGCTGTCGCGTTAAATTTTTGTTTTGCATGTAGGGAGAGTAACTCAAGTGCGGTGTAAGCACATAGGCAGAGCGACGTTGAACACGTTGGGTTGGGAGTTCGAGTCTCCCCTCTACCCTCCATAGTTATTGTATTATAGTTTCTTATATGATGCCCGAGAGGGTCTTTTTCTTAGTGTTTATTACTATATATTCATTTCTGGCCCCTAAGCGTAGGGGCAACTTGGACTCTTAGTTCAATGGTAGAACATATAGACTCATGAAAAGAGTGCATGGGCGAGAAATCCCTATGTAGAATCTCCTAAATTCGGTGGAAATCCTTAATTAAGTCTTCATTGGTATAACCTAATATGCGTTGCGTATAAGAAGGGTGTGAATCCTAAGATGGAGCAAACAACACTAATCAATAATGTGTGAGGACAATACCGAGCGAAAATGAGAATCCTACTATAAAAACGAAAATGTTGAAATAATACGCGTGTAGGCATTGAGTGTAGGACCCGTATGACGAAATAATTCAGGCAAGATAGGGGCTTGATTTCTCATAATCGTGTAGAGGCCAAACGGGAGATACCTAAGTTGAAATTTATAACACATGGAGTTTTGACAGATTGTGATATGTTGTTATATCTTGCAAGAATTTCAATATGGTAAAGAGACAGTCCAGACCACAACAAACAATAGGGTTGAAAATCCGAGGTTGTGTAAACCGAAAATGTAGTTACTCGGCATTGTGTCTTGTAACGAATTGTTTGGCTATGGTAACATAGTGTGGTAGTCTATAGATGAGAGTTCGATTCTCTCAGAGTCCACTAATAAAAACTATACAACTATGGAAAGAGAAGAATTAAAAGATTATCTGCTCTCAGAAGAGTATAAGTATGAGAGAGATGCAGAGTTTCCTAGAGATGTCTTTACCAAGAATATTGAAGATAGTCTCTTAGATGTGTTCGTTGATAGATGGACAGTAAAGATAGTATGGCACTATACTCCTAACAGCAGGAGAGCAACAAGTGTGCTACTTGAAAAGTTAGATTTGGGAGTGTTTAAACTCATGGTGCAAGCACTTATATCTGATGATTAAAAACAAAACAATTAAAGAAATGATTATGAAATGTAAGGATTGCACAATGGATTGCCACTACAGGACATCCGATGGAGAAAAAGAATGTGAGTTTCAAAACCACATAATACAACTTCCAGACCAATGGCAAGGTGTTAGAATACAGGCAGCCATAGCCGCTATGCAAGGAGTGATGAATTTCTTTGGTAGTATAGATTATAATAGAGAGACTATTGCAAAACTTGCTGTCGAGCAAGCAGATGCACTTGTTGAAGAACTTAAAAACAAATAATTATGAAAACAACAGAGTTAAAACAAAAGTACGATGAAAAGGTTGCCGGCATAGAATCTGCAAAAATGTATGATGGTCGCAACGAAGGCGTTGATGTGTATGTCTGCGAGAAATGCGGAAAGCAGTTCTATACCAGATACAAAGATAAGGGTGTAACACCATTCACCATCCGATGCAGAAGAAAAGCCTGCGGTGCAACAATGACCCACAGACTTACAATATCTGAAGACCAGGCGCGTAATTGTCGGCTTTCTGTTCACAACTGGGTACGCCCAACGTTTGAACAGTTCCAAACACTCAACAAAGGTGCGCAAGAGCATGTCTTGAATGGAGGTCTCATGTTGGAAGACGAACTTGGTAGTGAAGATGAAAACATTGTCAAAGAAAAGTTTGACAAGGTGCAAGAAATCCTTGACTCGCTACAAGGAAAAGATGCGACTTTCATGTTCATCGGTCACGAAGGAAACCACTTTGTACTCGGCGGAAGTCCTGTAAACATCGAAGCACAGATAGTCTTTGCCATGTGTCGCTACCCTGTTATAAGGGACATCATCAAGACCTGTGCCGAGCGTTTCGACGAACTTAATAAGGAGTATGGTGACAATGTACGGAAAGTAAAGATGGACCACCTTATTGAGCAAAACTCCGGAAACTACTGACGCTCACTGAAAAATGATTGTTAAACTTAATGAACTTAAAATATTGTGATTATGGGCAACGAAAAGAAAATAGAAATACCCTTCGGGGCATTTGATAGCGAGTTAATACACCAAGAAATCAATATTCCAAATGGTTTTAATGCCGTTATTGAGGGGAATAAAATCATCCTTACAAGAGCAGAGAGTGAGGATGAGAGGATAAGGAAAGCCATTCATATTTATCTTGATTGGCTTGATGGTCATAAAGATTATCAACCAAAAGGTAATTACACTATTAAGGATATGATTGCTTGGCTTGAAAAGCAAGATGGTGAGTCTGTAAATATAGATATAGAATCTATGGTAAGTTCATACGAACAGAGAGTTTTAAGTCAAAGTAATGGCGTAAGAAACAATCCTCTTATTAATATGTGCTTATCTGCTTTTAGACAAGGTATTGAAAATACATTGGAAGAACTAAATTTAAAGAAACTTGAAAAGCAAGGTGAGCAGAAGACTGCTGAAAAGATTGAACCATTTGACAAGTATGAAGGACTTACCGATTTTGAACGAACACTTGCAGACATCTGTATTGGTTGGATAGGAGAAGAATTTGGCTGGAAACAATACATCAAAGATAATGCTGATGTACTCCTTAAAATTGCCGTTGAGAAGTTTAACTCAGTGCAAGATGTTCCATTTGAGCAGAACCCTGCTACTTCTTATTGTCAAGAACATTGTAAAGGTTATCAAGAAACAGGCAAATGTTTTGCTGACGGTGATTGTAAGGATAAAAGAAAAGCAGAGCAGAAGTCTGCTTGGAGTGAAGAGGATGAATATAAACTGAATATGTGTATTACTGCTATTGAAACTTATTATAAATGGGATAGTATGGTTGATTGGCTCAAATCACTTAAACAAAGAATAGGAGGATAAAGTTATGAAAGCAAACGAAGCACCAGATAAGATATATCTACAAGTATGTGGGGATTGCAACGCCAACGACTGCGAGAACTGTAATTTTGAGGATTTGGAAGACAATGTTACTTGGTGTAAGGATAAAATCTTTGATAAGGATATTGAATATGTCCGCAAGGATGCCTTTATAGAAAAGGCTACATCTTATATTCAACAACATTGGATTTGGAACACAAAAATGATTGAAGATTTCAAAAAGTATATGGAGGAATAAAGTATGGCACAATATCAGAATGATATGTTTAATCAGTAATGATGTTAGATTTATGGAGATAAAGGGGAAAGTGCATTGCTTCTTTGAGCAATCGGGCACGTTTAAGCAAGAGTTCATCAAGTTGGGCATACCAGCCGAAGACTATGACATTCAGAACAACTTCGGAGAGACTGACCATGTTATGGATCTGTTTCATGAGATAGAAACCGCCTATGAGGGGGGGGGTAAGTATCTATGATTCAATAAGTTACGATGATTTGATAATTGCTTTCTTTCCGTGTATATTTTTTTGTGAGAACAATCAGTTGTATTTTACAGGAAATCATAAGAATTTGAACAAGTTGAGTAAGAAGGAGAAGATAGACACAATTCTCAAAAGGTCTCATGATAGAGAATACTTTTATCAATTAGCGTTGAAAATGTTTTCAGTATGTGACATTAAAGGTTTGAGAATGATAGTTGAGAATCCGTATGCTACTCAACATTTCTTGGTAGGCAACTTTCCGTATAAAGCGACATTTGTAGATAGAAATAGAACGTCTCGTGGAGACTTCTTTAACAAGCCGACTCAGTATTGGTTTGTGAATTGTGAGCCGACGTATGGTAGGTCTTACCAACAGCCTAAAGAACACAAGACGGTACTGAAAAGCAAAAGTTCGTCTCGTGCCGGACTTGCTCGGAAGAACGCTCGCTTATCAGTCCGGACTATGCGAGGAATTTCATTTGCGGTTTCATCATTGGTCGGATGCAGGAGTATTCTGAGATGGATCTGTTTGGTTGACTCTCGGCTTGTTCCTCCATACCACAGGTTCGGGTTTATTAGAGCCGTCTTGGAAGATATGCCCTTCACCTGTTAGAAGCCATGTTCCAGAAACTCCATAATCACGAACAAGATGAGACAGCACCTCTGGTTTGAGGACTGTATTCGATGGACTCTCTTTCACATGTTGAAGGTTTCGTCTATTCAATCCGTAACGTGAAGTGAATGTCTGCAGTCCACGAAAATAGTTCGCCTCTATTAAGATGTCAATCGCTTTGAAGAACCGAAGAGTGATGTCTTGGCCCTCTTTGGAAATTCTCATTGCCATAGTTATTCGAATTTGTGTTCAAGCAAAGTTATGAGACGTTCGAGATTTTGAGCATTAAGTTTGTTAGCCTCCGCATTCATCAAGTTGGCGTCTGCGTTCTTTTTGCCGAGTTGAATAAACTCTTGCATCATCTTTACCATAGCCACCATGTTTGAGCCTTCATCAGAATTAGGATATTCTAAGGAAGGCAGTTCGGTTATCATGTCTCCAAACCCTGTCTTTAACCAGTTGACGTTGAGTTCGGGAAATGCCCTTGTTATCAACGACAGTGACCCGTCGGTGATGTTGTCGTTTACCTTTGCACAGAAACCATTCGAGAGACCGCACTTGCGTTCGAACGATGAAGGTTTGAGTCCTTTTTGCTCAATGAAAGAGTAAAGTCTGTCTTTAATTCCCATAATGTTAAAAATTACGAAAGCAATAGAATTTTCTTCGGATTTTCTATGGATATTCCGATATTTATTGCTACCTTTGCATTACCTTATTATTAATATAGTACAAATATAAAAAGAATGAATGAAGTGACCAAAGAAAAAGAGCAAAATCAGAAAAAATTGACTCTGAAGGGCTATTACTCGCAGTTACCAGATGCGAGCCACCCGAAGACTGATTTTGTGAATGAGATTGCCATAGAAGCAGGTGTTTCGGTGGCAACGGTAAGGAACTGGGTAGTGTATGGGATGAAGCCTCAGAACAAGAAGCACATTGACATTCTTGTTCGCAAGACAGGCATCCCTGCTGAAAATTTGTGGGAGGATTGATATGGAAGCCTACGAGTTCTACACCATTGACAATGAAGTATGGTATCTCACCTCGGACGGACATAACGAGCGTCTTGACGAGACGAAAGAGGAAGTAATCTCTGCCATCTTGGAGAGGATGATGGAGTGTTATCCAGAGGCATACAAGGCCCTGTCAGAGAACTACCGCAAGAGTGCTGCCAACGTAGGCTATTACCGCTTCCTAATCGTAAACCGCTTCTGCAAGTGCAACTTCGGGAAGTTGGACACGGCGGAACTGGACTACAAGACATCCTCATCCTTTGCGTTTGAAAAGGTGCAGTGTCCCCTCAGAGGCGAATGCCCGTTTGAGGGGATTGTCTGCATGCCTAAGTTTAACACCCAACTATCTAAGAAGGAACTGGAGGTGATGCGGCTAATCTATGACGGATGTGGCAACGAAGAGGTTGCAGAGCAGATGTACCTCTCTCCTTTTACGATAAAGAACCACATCAAGTCGGTGTATGCCAAGTTAGGCATCCATGAGAAGAGTGAATTTATCCAGTATGCGAACAAGAACCATTTGTTTAGTTAACTATATGTTTAATCAATCAAAATTCAAGAGCAATGAGTTCATTATTTAAGAAACCGAACGAGTTAGAGTTCGTGACCACCATCAAGATGCTGGTCTATGGTCAGCCGGGTATCGGCAAGTCAACAATGGCACTGAGTGCACCCAATCC